CCGCCGGCTGCGTGAGCCGCGCCACAGCGGCCCGATGCCGGTCAACCAGCGACGACGCCTCGGCCTGCGCCTTTGCTGCCGCTTCCTTGGCCTTGTCGGCCTGCTTGCGCATGCCCGTGCTGCCGCCGAGCTCGCGGATGCGGGTCATGAGTTCGCCGGCTGCGTTGGTCAGCGCCTCGACGCTCTCTTCGCTGACCGGATCGGCCTTCGCGTCGATCAGCTTTTCCATTTGCTTGACGATTTTTTCCAGCCGGTCCGCTTCTTCCGGCACATCGCCGGCCGGCTTCACGAGCAGTCCGCCGATGACTTCGTCGTCGAGGATCTTGTCAGGATCGAGCAACTGGAAACGCGCGACCTTGACCAGCCCATCGAACGGCGGGTAGTCGAGCGCTTCTTTCGACGCCTTCTGCGCCTTCTGCGCAGCGACCACCTTGTTGCACAGCTCCATGCCGTTGACATGGGTGAGCAACCCGAGCTTGATCGCAGTGCGCAGCTTGCTGACCTGCTGCTTCGCGCTGGCTTGCGGCTTCCAGCCCACGCCCTGCGTCATGGCGACCTGCTTGGAATAGCGATCGAAGATGTCTTCCGCATCGGGCGCGTCGATCACGCGCTTGCACGCGGCTTCGCACGTCACGAGGAACAGGCCCGGCCGCGAGTTGTCGCCCAGCCCTTCGGCCTTGCCCAAGCTCGCGATGCGAGCGTGGAAGCTGCGCTTCGTGAGAGCGCCGTCTTCGATGTTGTCGGTCGGCGAAGTGTCGACCATCGCAACGATCATACCGTCCATGTGTTACCTCTTTGGGTTCGAGTGTTATGCGCGAGCCAGACAGAAGCTCACCCGCACGCGCCAGAAGCGGATGAACGTGATCCCGCCGACCTTGCGAGCGGCGAAGCGGATTGGATTGAACATGTGTGTTACCTCTTGAAGTTCGCGGCCAGTTCGGCCAGCATGGAAGCCATGACGGTGCTGGACGCCTTCCGAGGTCCGCTCTTGATAAGCGTAACCTTGCCGACGTTTTGCGACCATGCCGCCTTGACCAGCGACGGCCGAATGGTCACGCTCTTGAACTCGACGCAGCTAGTCGGCGCCGCCGACATGCCACCTTTGGAGCGGCGAAGCGTGATAAGCCCTACGGCATGGCGCGTAGGGAGCACCGTGAACGTCGACATGTGTTACCTCATAGGGTTTCAAAGGCGCACCTATCCATGATGCGACTATGAAACCCCCCGCCTTGCGACGGGGGTTTCTCGTCTTGTCGTAGGGCGCACGCTTTGTCTGCGTCGTGCTGCCGAACTCAATCGGTCTTATGCCCCTCCGCGCCGCCGGTCTTGCCGTGAGCGATACGTCCCCGTATCGTCGTGCTGCGAGCGCCCCGTAGGTTGTAAGCCTACCTCTTTCGACGGTCCGACATTCGGTCGGTTTGTTGCGGGCTCCGGGTGCCCTACGTCCGCTTGAAGCTGCGGCTCAACTACAGCAATTCGTCCGAGACCCCACCGGGTAAATGGACAGGCCGCCCGGCCCCGCGGATTTTGCTTCATCGGGTTGAAATATATTGAACCAAAAATCTCACTTATTCCCATTGACAAGACACGGCTCAAGTGTTACATACCCCCATGTCACGCTCCTCGGCAATCGCTCCTTCCGACTTGGTCCCCACGGCTGAGCCGGTTGAGCCCAAAGGTAACCCGGGCTTGGTCGGGGAGCGTGGCACCCATCAAAACGTTCAAAGGTAACACATGCCATTTTGGGTCCATGCGCTGATCTACGGTTACGTTGTCATAGTCGGTTGGCTGATGTTCGGGGTGTCCGCGGGAATTTGGAGGTAACACATGGCATTCAGTTCAGGAGACGGAGACGGAGACGGAGACGGAGACGGAGACGGGGAGATCGGCTCTCGGCTCGAAGTCATTGTGTTGCCGTTTGGCAACATAGGCGTGTTCACATACGTAAATCTGGAACATTCGAAAAACGAAGAAGGCAGCGGCATCGCGTTCAGAATCGAGAAGTCTGGATTTTTCGAGGAAGTTTTTCTAAGCCGTCAGGAGCTCGAGGCGCTTCGTGATTTCCTCGTGAACTCTCTGCCGTGAATTACTTCATCATAGCGCTCGCCCGCTGGCACATGGACGCGCCGCCCGAGCCCGACTACATGTACTGGTGCGGATACACGCCGCAGGGCAAGACGCACGCATGGCTCCGCGGCACCAACGGCTTCAGGCAGGCAGGCAGGCAGGCAGGCAGGCAGGCAGGCAGGCAGGCAGGCAGGCAGTGCGCTTCGTCCGTCGCGTCGACGCCGTGCAGTCCGGCGTGTCGGGCCCCAACGTGCCGAACATCCACCCCAACGATCAGCCGCAGTTCAAGCCCGATCGCGGCGTGCAGGTGCTCGAAATCCCTGCCGACTGAAAAATCAACATTACCCGTTGACAACGTAGCGGCCGCCAACTAAATACACGCCATGACTGACGAAAGCATGTTCGCTCAAGCGCTCGCAAAATTGAGCAAGGACGATCAGGATCGTGTTCAGATGGACTTGGCCCTATTCGGCACGGCGATGATCGAGCATCGTGCCGACGGCACAGTGCGCTTGCTCAATTTCGAAGAAGTGCTCATTGCCGACGTCGTGCCGCAGAGACACTCTGGTGAGCTATGACCGGCCTCGGACTTTTCCTCGTGATCGTCGCCTGCATCTGGGCGATGAACAGCAACTCGAACGGATGGCGCGACCCGTGAACGACTTCGAGATGATAGCCCTCTGGCTCCCTCTCGGTGTCGTCGCCGTGCTCCTCATTTTCGGCAGGTGATTTTTTGACTGAACAGCCGCGAAACAAAGACGTCGAGAAGCAGCTCTCCAACGAAACCCGTCTGGGCCTCGTCGTTGCCGACATCGAGCAGCGCCTGATGAAGGTGCCGGTCAACATCGCGTTCGGCGCTCTGGCTACCCTCGCAGGCCGCCTGATCACCATGTCGCACAAGGACGAGGACAAGCGTCGGCACAACCGCTTCCAGTTCGACCACACCGTCACGACGGTGATGCGCATGGAGGAGGAGAAAGTGGCTGCCGAAGCCCTCATCCGGCGCGAAATCGACAGGGAGGTTGAGCGACAGCAGCGTGCCGATCCACTCGTCGACGTCAATCGCAAGGCGGTCGAGCTCGACGTGCGCGCTCGCGTTCGCCAGAAGGCGGTCAAGGATGCCCACTAGGGACAGCAACGTCGGCCCGCAGACGCAGGCGGAGTATCCGAAGTTCTTCTGGAGCACCGTCGGCGTGTCGCCCAGCATCGTGAAGCAGCTCTCCCCTGCCGACATGGAGGCGCTGATCAACGCGTTCCATGTGCTCACTGGTGCCGATCCGCTGGGTGCCGAGAAGAGCCCGGGCCTCATGTGGGAGGAATGGAAGCGCTCGCGCGAGGGTCGGGTGCACGGCTCGCGCGCCGCGGCTGCGGCGGAGTGCGCGAGAAAGTAGATGCAACGTCCTCCGACCATTCCCCAGTCTGCCGGTGTCTTCGCCCTGCTCCACGCCAAGAGCAGGCAGGCGTACGTCAACGTTGCCGGCAACCTGCGCCAACGGGCGACGATCTGGGCCCATCACCTCAACGCGTCCGATCGCGACCCGACCCACAGCATGCGTGTGCGCAACTGGCCACGTTTTCCGTCGGACGAGTGGGAGTTCTGGATGATGGAGCATCTCACGCCGCCGCTCGTGATCGAGGCGATCAAGAAATCGTTCGTATCGCAGGGCTGGTCGCTGATCAGCGGCCGCTCGCCCAAGCGGGTAGCGCATGTCGTGCAGGGCGTGTCGGACACGCTGCTGGGTCACTGCCGCCGCCTAGGCATCAAGGGCTGGGCGGGTGTCTACAAGCGGGTCGAGCGGGGCGAGACGGCAGCGCAGGCGCTGGGCGTCGACGAACGTTCCAACCTCGACCCGCGCGAGCGCATGATCGCCCAGATGCGGGTCAAGATCAGCACCGACGACGGCGAGGGGTTCCTCACGTTCGACGAGGCCATCACGATGCGGCCGGCGCTGGGCGACGTGCGGGCCAAGATCCGCAAGATGCTCAAGAAGCAGCCCGGCATGACGTCGGTGAAGCTGTCCGAAATCGTCGTCTGACCTTGAGAGGTAACACATGGCAAACGATTTTGGCTGGGCGCTGAACGAGCTTCGTGCCGGTATGCGTGCCTGTCGCGCTGGCTGGAACGGCAAGGGAATGTGGTTGGTCATCGTCCACCCGCCACAAAAATACATCCAGTTCGCCTTTGGCAAGACGATCGAGCCGGGCCATGAATTGCTGCCTTACGTCGGCATGAAGACAGTCGACAACAAATTCGTGCCGTGGCTATGCAGCCAAACCGATATGCTCGCCGAAGACTGGGAGCTCGCAGAGTGAGCGACGACAAAGTCATCGGGCTGGACGGAAAGCCGGCCGTCATTCCCGAGTTCAACGTGCGCCCCGAAGTCGTGCGCCTGCTCGAGACGTTGCTCGCCGAAGCGAAGGCCGGACGGCTGTGCAGTCTCCTCGCGTGCTACACGACGCCCGAGCCCGACGGCCAGTTCCTCTACAAGACGGAGTGGAACGGTTCACAGATTACGCTGCTCGGCGCCGTCAATCGCGCCAGCTATGCGCTCAATCGCGGGCTCGACAATCAGGACAAGGGATGGATCGGCAACGATGCCTGAAGACAACATCTATACGCTCGATGGCAAGCTGGTGCCGGTCGCGCCCAAGACCAACCCGGTCATCATCGAAATGCTCGAAGAGGCGTTGGCGTGCGCCAAGGCGGGACAGATGATGGCGTGCGCCATCGCCACCGTGATGGCCGACGCGCGGCTCGCCGGCACTGTGTTCCACTCGGAAGCGGGCTACCACACCGACTTGCTGGGAACAGCTCTCATACTTCAACACCGCATGCTCGACATGGTCGATAAGGGGTAACACATGGACAACGAAGCCAAGCGCCGCTTCATCCCGCAGTGGGGCACGCCGACCGTTCCGGTCGAAATTCAGGAAGGCGAGATCGCCAAAATGCTCCAGCTCGTCGACAGCCTGCGGACCGCCGTTGAAGAGGGTACGGTGGCAGCGCTGTCCATCGTGCTGCTGCGCTCCAACTTCGTGCCGGAACATGCTATCTCCTGCGTGCCGTACTCCGCGGCGATCCTGTTGGCCGGCATGGACATGGCGATGGACGATCTCAAGGCGCATGCCCGTCAAGTGATCATGGTAAAACCGGACGCGGGGCAGGCATCTTCGGACGGGCTGAAGAACTAGGTCCACGCGCCCGGGGGCATGTATGTCGCCTTCCGGGCGACTGGCCGCATCCGCTGATTGATGTAGCCCAGCAGGCCACTCTGGGCGCCGAGGGCGCCGCACTGCACGGCGTCCATGACGTGACTGTATTCGTTCTTCAGCGGCTTCGGCTTCGTCTCGCCCTGCACCGTGGCGTTGGCCGAGCGGACGTTCTCGTAGCGGTAGCCCATCTTCATGCCGGCGATGATCGTTGGGCAGCGCTTGCGGTCGATCACCATGCCGGGGCCGGTGCCGCGGGCCGACAGCAGCCAACTCTCCACCGCCCGCAGGCGAGGGTCGATATCGTTGGTCGACGCCGGGAAGGCGTGGAAGCCTTTGGAGCGCAGGAAGTCGAACGACGTCATCTCGAACACGGTGTTCTTCGCCACGCCCGCGGGGTCGCCGATCACGGCGATCGGCAGCCCGGCGTAGCGCGGGTTCATCAGCAGCGGCTTCAGCATCGTGTTGATGTGCAGCTCGAGACCCATGTGGCGCGAAATCACCTCGTCCAGCACCAGCAGGCGGCCCATCTGGTCGACCTGCATCAAGGCGGCGCACGGATCGCGGCCGAAGTCCTGCCCGATGATCAGGGTCATGCCGTACACTGGCTGCAGGTCGTCGGCGACGTGCCACGGATGGCCGTAGGCATCCCGCTCCCTGAAGATCGAGCCGAACACTGCCCGGCCGGATGGGTCGATGCCGTACTCCGCCATGACATAGCGGCGGATGTACGCCTCCGAATGGCCCTGCGCGAGCCGGGTGTAGTACGTCCGCCCCTGTTCGATGCGGCGAGGATCGTCGACGGGGAGCTTGAGCGTCTCTACGGTCTGGTTGAGGTACGGCAGGTTTTCGGCAAACGGGCTGAGGCCGCTGGGCTGCTTGAAAATCTGCCAGCCGGCCGGCGGCTCTTCCATGAGTTTGTACCAAGGCGAGCCGTCCTCAGGCATGTTGGTGTCCGCGATGATGAACGAGTGCGTGCAGCCGCCCATGTTGGCGCCGGGATAGCGGCCGCAACGGCCTGAGATGTCGGCGACGAGGGCGCTCTCGATCTCGATGCACTCGGACAGCCACGCGCCGGTGAGCTGCGACGACAGGAGGCGGCGACGATCCTCGCTGTCTTCCATTGGCAGCAAGATCCACTCGGACTTGATGTCGCCTACTTCGACGAAGATCGTGCTCTCCGACACTCGCCACGTGGCAAAGCCTTGGAGCCACTGCAGGATGTCCTTCAGCACGGTCATCTTCAACTGCTGCAGGGTCTGGCGCAGGATGGCAAAACGGGTGTACCGATAGCCGTCATGCGACGGTGCCTGCTCGGCAGCCCGGCGGAACAGCTCGAGCACGCAAGCGGTCGTCTTGCCCGAGCCGACTGGTCCGGCGATCAGGCGAACGAACGCATCCGACACCATGAAGTTCGCGCATGTCGTCGGTGCGATATAGTCGATGGTCGCCATCAATTTGCCTGCGAAGGTAACACTTGGTCATAGCTGACCGAGGAGGCTGTCTTGTCGATGATGATCGGCTCCTGTCGCCCCGCGGCGCTGAGGTTGATGTTGACGACAACCCGGTCGCCCGGCGCCACGCCCTGCTGCACCTTGTCCTTGTCGAGCCCGGCGACCCGGGCGATCAGCTTCATCATGTCGTTCTTGGCCGACATGGGCTGGCCCTGCTCGTGAAACAGCCGGTTGGCTTCCTCGAGCCATTGCTCGAACAGGACGCCCGCCTTGAGCACCGACCGCTCGTTCGAGTTGCTCGCCGAGTGCCATGCGGAGTAGGCTTCGGAGTAGAGCGCCCGGAAGCGGGGGTGCGACAGGATGTGATCGCGGAAGAAGTGCGCATCGACCTTGAACTGGTGTAGCACGTCCTCGAGCGGGTAGATGTCGCGGGCGATCTCGTTGGCGAGGCGGCTGAGATCGCTGTCGGACATCTGCAGGGGCGCCGGCGGCGCGAGCGGTGACGGGCCCGTAGGCACTGCCATTTGACTTCCTCTCGGAAAAAGTTACTAGATATGCTATAGCGACGACTATCCATAGTCGAGGCCCTCTCCATGGCGAATAAAATCTGATGGCTGCCCTGCCAATCTCTGTTTCGGGCGCTCCGCCCCAGATGGGGCAGCGACCCGGTGGCGTGCTGCAGGCCATGAGCCTGAAGGACATGGATGCCGCGGAGAGCAAGGCGCGGGAGGCCGTGCAGGCCAGCCAGAACGTCACGCCGCTCGAGGAGACTGGCCTCGCTGGCATTATCCGCCGCGACTGGGACATCTTCCAGCGCCACCGCAACACCAACGCCGGCTGGTCGCGACGCCTGTTGTCGGCGCTGCGCCAGTTCAACGGCCAATACGACCCGGAGAAGCTGTCCGAGATCTCCCAGTTCGGCGGTTCGACGATCTACGCCCGCCTCACCGCCATGAAATGCCGCGGTGCGAGTTCGCTGCTGCGGGATGTCTACCTCACCGAGGATCGTCCGTGGGGGCTCGAGCCGCCGGCGGACCCGGAGATCCCGATCCAAGTCTTCACCGACATCAGCACGACGGTGCAGGGCGAGATCAAGAACGTCGCCGCGGGCGGCGTCGACCCCTTGCCGAGCAAAGAAGACGTTCGCGATCGCATGATGGTGCTGATCGAGGCGGCTCGCAACGCCGCCAAGGTCAAGGCGCAGGAGCGGGTCGATATCGCCGAGGATAAGATCCAGACGCTGCTGACGGAGGGCGGTTTCTACGACGCGCTGGCCGAGTTTCTGACCGACCTGCCGATATTTCCGTTTGCTGTGCTCAAGGGTCCGGTAGTGAAAATGATCCCTGTCGTGCGTTGGCGCAACGGGACGCCGTATTCCGACACCGTGCCCCGTCTGGTCTGGACCCGTGTTTCACCGTTTGATGTGTGGTTCACGCCCGGCGTCGCTGACATCGCCAACGCCACCGTGATCGAGCGCCTGCGTCTCACGCGCGCCTCGCTCAACGACCTGCTCGACCTTCCGGGGTACGACCACGATAACGTGCGCAACGTGCTGCGCGAATACGGCCGAGGCTACACCGAGGCGCCGGACTTCACCGACAGCCAGCGGGCCGTGATGGAGAGCCGGGAGAACCCGGCGATGAACGAAAGTTGGCTGATCGACTGCCTCGAGTATCACGGCAACGTGCAGGGCGACGTGCTGCTGCAGGCGGGCATGAACAAGAAGCTGATCCCCGACCCGCTGCGGGATTACGCGGTGGAGGCGTGGTTGATCGGCCGCTACGTGATCAAACTGCAGCTTTCCCCGAGCCCGCGCAAGCGCCACCCATACTTCATCACGTCGTTCGAGAAGGTGCCGGGCACGCCTGTTGGCAACGCCCTGCCGGATATCATCGGCGACCTGCAGGATGCCGCCAATTCGGCGCTGCGTTCGCTGATCAACAACATGGGCATGAGCTCTGGGCCACAGGTTGTCGTGCATGACGACCGCCTGTCGGGCATGGAGAACGGCGAGCAGATCTACCCGTGGAAGCGCTGGCATGTGATCAGTGATCCACTTGGCACGCCGTCGTCTGCGTCTGTCCCGCCGATCGATTTCTTCCAGCCGCAGAGCAACATTCAGGAGCTGAGCGCCGTCTTCCAGATGATGTACGGCATGTCGGACGACGCCAGCGCCATCCCCCGTTACCTGCAGGGGTCAGGCCCGGGAGGCGGCGCGGGGCGCACGGCGTCCGGCCTCGCCATGCTCATGGGCAACGCGTCCAAGGTGCTCCAGACGGTGTGCGCCAACATCGACAATTACGTGATCACGCCGGCGATGCAGAACCTGCTCGATATCGTGCTGCTCACCGACACGACGGACGTGCTCGACGGCACCGAGAAGATCAACGTCAAAGGCGTGCAGGTTGCGATGCAGCGCGAGACGATGCGCAGCCGGCAGCTCGAGCTGCTGCAGGTCACGGCCAACCCGATCGACGCGCAGATCATGGGGCCGCGCGGCCGGGCGGATCTGTTGCGGGAAGTGGCCAAGGGTGTCGGCATGCCGGGCGTCCAGATCGTCCCGACCGACGACGAGCTCAAGGCGCAGGAAGCTGCCGCCAAGAAGCTCGCCGCGGCCCAAGGAATGCCGGGTCACGCCATGACGCCGCCCGAGCCGGGCGCGCCGGGAAGCACCCCTGCCGGGCAGGCGCAGGGCAACCAGCCGGGCGCGCCCAGTCAGGACATGGGGCCGCGCACCAACCTGATCCCTCCGCGTATCGCTGGCGGGGTTGGCTGATCGGGCGTATGCTTCACGTGAAACAATTTCTCAGGAGAGAGCCATGAAGGACGACAAGCCCGGCAAGATCGAGTTCATCAAGGGCGGCAACGGCCACATGTTCGGCAAGAGCGGTGCGACCCCGCAGAAGCCGGGCCAGACGTCGAAGTCGCAGGATGGGCAGGGCGGCAAGTTCATCGACGGCGGCCACGGCAACCACATGATTGCCCGCAACGGTGCCACGCCCGCGGTCGCCGGCGACACGGCCAAGGTCGAGAAGGGGCAGGGCGGCAAGTTCGCTCAGGGCGGCAGCGGCCACATGTTCGGTCGGCGCGGCTCGCAGACCCGCTCGCCCGGCTCGACCGGGGGCATGTGACGTGAAGCCGACGGTCGGCCGCATCGTCCATTTCTACGGCAAGAACGTTGCGCCTGTGGTCGGCGAGGGACCGTTTGCTGCGGTCGTCACTCTCGTGCGCGACGACATGCGTGTCGATCTTGGCGTATTCGCGCCGTATGCTTCCAACGTCCTGATCGCTACCGATGTGCCGTTCAAGGAAGCACCGACATCCGGCGGCGATTATTGGACGTGGCCGCCGCGCGAATAACCCCAAGAGGTAACACTTGGCAAAGATCCCCTCAGGACCCAAGCGACCGGCGTTCGCCAAGACGCCGTTCGGCGGCGTGCCGACCAAAAGCAAGCCGGGGCCGCTGAACATGTTGCCCGGGCGGGCGGCGTTGGATCAACTCACCAAGGGTAACCCATCGCAGCGCAGCATCTTGGAGTTCGGCAGCAAGACACCGATCGGTTCCGGCGCACCGAACAGCAAGGTGATCAAAAACAGTTTCTGAGGGTTCATGTCTACCGCTATCCATAAGCAACAGATCGCGCTGATCAAGGCGCTCGACAGCATCAAGAAGTTGCAGCCGGTTCACTGGGAGACGCTCTCCCGAGGACTGCACGAGCTGCTCGACCCCGAGCTTCGCCACGTCATTCGGTGTCCGCCCGCTCTCCTGCCGACGGCGCAGGGTCGAGCCCAGATCTCCGACGAAGTCCTGCAGTTGCTCGACAAGTGTTCGGAGTTGGGCGACGAGTTGCGTATACAGGAAGCAAAGCAGCAGAAACCTGCCGCTGGCAATGCCCAAAGCGCGTCGAGTGCAGCACCGATTTTTTCGTGAACGAGGGTTGATAAATGGCAAGACATCCCGACGCAGATCGCCCAATCGACACGAGCGTGCGCATGCCGAGCGCAGTGACTTCTGCAGGCTCGCGCGCAGACGCGCTCATGGCGCAGGCTCGTGGCGAAGTTCCGCCCGGCACCGTCGTGCCGCCTGCTCCCCAGCCGCCGGGCAAGGAGGTGACGCCGCCAGCGCCGCAGCCCGCGCCGGTCGTTGCCCAGCCCCCTGCCGAACCGCCACCCCACGACCCGGCGCCCCAGAACCCGACGCCTGCAACGCCGCCGCTCAACTCCGACGAGAGTTGGGAGATGCGCTATCGCTCGATGAAGGGGCGACACGACGTTTTCGTCGAACAGTCGAACCGGGCGATCGCAGACCTCAACGCTCGGCTCGACGCGTTGCAGGCGGCGTCTCCGCCAGTTCCTGCGACGCCAGCCGGCCCGACCCCGACCGATTTCGATGAGGAAGACGACAACACGTGGGGTCCTGATTTCAAGCTCGCCGTGCAGCGCCGCATCGACGCTGCGGTGAAAGCTGCGTTGGGGCAGGTCAACGGCATCGTCGCTAAGGTCGAACAGCACACTGATGAGCAGCGCAAGGCGGCGATGGATCAGGCGCTCAATCAGGCGCTCCCGGGCGGCAACGGCTCGCCGAGCTGGATTGACCTGAACGCCGACCCACAATTTCTGGGATGGTTGGAGTTGCGCGATCCCCTATCTGGTGCTAAAAGGCTCGACATGCTGAGAAAGGCATACGGTGAGTTCGACGCTCAACGTGTGTACAATTTCTTTGCTAGCTTCATCTCTGAGGCGGGTTCGGCTCCTGTTGGAGGCCAGCCCGGTCAGCCGGCACCGGCCCCGAACGGGGAACTACCGCCGCCGTCCAACCGGATCTCACTGGCTTCTCTGGCAGCACCGGGCCCGACCAGACCCGCGGCTTCAGCTCCTCCGTTGGCCCCGCAGGCGAAGCGCACTTGGACACACTCCGAGATCGGAGCGTTCTTCAATGCGAAGTCGCGCGGGCAATACGAAGCAACACCAGAACTTCGAGCCATGTGCGCCGCCTACGAAGCCGACATCTTCGCAGCGCAGGCAGAGAACCGCACCGTTCCGGGGTAATTAAACCCTAACGCACCTCGAACGGTGCTGGAGCGATGACATGGACTTCAAGGACCCGCGGGTAGCCGCCCACTTCTCCGTGGGCGCTGCCACCTTCTTCGGTAGCGAGATCGACCCCGGCCTGTTGCCGGCCCATCCGGTCGAGATTTCCAAGAACGTCGCGTTCGCCAACGCAGGTCAGTTCGGCCTCGCAGGCTCCGGCACGACGCCGCCGATCTTCCCGACGGGCTCTTCGCAGCCGTCGATCGCCTACTCGGGCACGTTCATTCCCGAGATCTGGTCGGGCAAGCTGATCGAGAAGTTCTACGCGGCCACCGTGCTCGCGGCGATCTCGAACACCGACTATGAAGGCGAGATCAAGGCGTACGGCGACACCGTGCACATCCGCACGATCCCGACCATCACCGTCTCCGATTACCTGTCTGGCGGCAATCTCGCCGTGCAGCGCCCGTCGGCGCCGATCGTCGATCTGCTGATCAACAACGGCAAATACTTCAACACGATCCTCGACGACGTGATGAAGATCCAGTCCGACATCAATCAGATGGCCCTCTGGTCGGACGATGCCGGCCAGCAGATGAAGATCTCTGTCGATACCGCCGTCCTGCAGGGCATCCTGCACGCCGCGGCAGCGACCACCAACCGCGGCGTCGCCGCTGGCGTGATCTCGGCCAACATCAATCTCGGCGTCACTGGCACGCCGTTGTCCGTCGTGGCCAACGCGCCCGGCGTCGGGCAGGTCGACGTGGTCGACGTCGTGACCCGGCTCGGGCAGGTGCTGGACGAGCAGAACATCCCCGAGATCGGCCGTTGGCTGGTGATCCCGACTTGGTTCGGCACGCTGATCAAGCGCTCCGAGCTGCGCGAAGTCTTCCTGTCGGGCGATCAGGTCACCATGCTGCGCAACGGCAAGCTGGGCATGATTGACCGCTTCACGGTCTACGTGTCCAACCTGCTTCCGAACGGCACCGCGGGCACGCTCGCCGCCGGCGAGTTTGTGGTCTACGCCGGCCACGCACACGCGCTGACCTTCGCCAGCCAGTTCACCAACGTCGAGACGCTGCGCTCCGAGTTCACGTTCGGCACGTTGCTGCGCGGCCTGCAGGTCTACGGCTACAAGGTGGTCGACCCGAAGGCGCTCGCCGAGGCGATCGTTACTCAGGGCTCCTAAGAGGTAGCAGTCGGGCGCGGGAGCTGGCAGAGTAGCGTAGCCAGCCCCGTTTCTCGGAGTAACATATGGCGTTTGTCACCGTTGGTCAGTTGATCACTCAGGTCCGGGTTCTTCTGCAGGACACCGACGCGCTGGGTTATCGTTATGACGAGGCCAGCATCTATCAGGCGCTGAACGAAGGGCTGCTCGAGACGATCCGTACCCGGCCCGACTTCTACCGCGGCCAGACGACCGTACCGCAGTATTCGACGCCGGCTGACGTCAACACGACGCTGGTATATCCTGATGCCTACAAGCCGGCGCTGGTCGATTATGTTTGTGGGCGAGTACAGCTTCGCGATGATGAAGCCACGACGGATCAACGCGCGGGTGTGTTCATCACTTCATTCCGGCGCTTGCTTTCGTCTGGCTAACCTCTACAGGTAACACATGGCATTGTCGGCCTCCTTCCAGCGCTTTTATGACAACGCTGCGCCGCAGGTGGCCGGAGCACTGCCTAGCGCCATTCAGGCCGCGTTGTTCGAGACGCTGCGCGACTTCATGAAGGCGACGAACATCTGGCAGACCGACATCGAGATCGCGATGTCGAGCGCAACCAACGTGTACCCTTTCGCTGTTCCCGTGGGCGAGTTCGAGAACGACGTTGTGCCGCCCATCATGGCGACGATCGCGGGAGGCGACCCGACAGGTTTGTCGGGGCCGATCGACATCGGCGAGAACAACGTGGCGACCCGCCTGACCCTGCCGTCGACGTGGACCGGGATCGACATCACTTTTCAGGTGAGTTCGGACGGCGGAGCAACCTATCACGAGCTGCTCGACGACATCGACAGCCCGGTCTTCGTGAATGTCGGCCCTGACTACAGCATCGCGCTCACACCCAGCATCTGGCAGGGCATCCGCTATTTCAAGATCCGCAGCGGCACGTCTGGCGCTCCAATCACGCAGGTCGGAAGCCGCAGCATCGCCGTCACGACGGCCAACAGCACGTTGCCCAACCTTGCGACAGGGAGCCGGTCCGTATCGACGGCGACCATCAGCGCCGGGCAGGCGCTTTCCGGGCCGGTCGATCTCGGCGTGAATTTCGATGCCGTGCGGATCTCGATGCCGTCGGCATGGGACGGTACCTCGATCACGTTCATGACCAGTGCCGATGGCGTGACCTACCAAGAACTGCGCGACGACATCGGCGTCCCGGTCTTCTTCAACGTGATTGCCAATTCAAGAGTTACGTTGGACCCTGACGTGTGGCGTGGCGTGCGCTACCTCATGGTGCGCAGCGGCATTTCCGCGGCACCTGTCCCGCAGAGCGCCGGACGCATCATCACCATCACGACGGCGACGGAATACGACCAGACGCGCATTCTCGGGGACCGCACAACCATCGTGCCGACGATGCTGAATGGCGAAGCGCTGTCCGACGTCATTGATCTGGGCAAGAACTACATGGCTGCCCGGATCGTATTGCCGACCGGTTGGGTCGGCGGTTCGCTCACGTTCCAGACCAGCGTCGACGGTGTGGCATTCGACGAGCTGCGCGACGACATTGGCGTCCCAGTCCGCATTGACATGGGCGCTGGATACAGCGTCGCCTTGATCATGCAGTTCTGGCAAGGCGTGCGTTTTCTCAAGGTGCGGAGCGGCCTCGAGAATGCTCCGGTCCCGCAGACGAACGATCAGGACATCACGATCATCATCGTCCCCCTGCCGATCGTTACGAGCGGCACGGCGGTCAACCGGCTGATGAACCTCTACAACGCTGATGACACGATCTGCAAACGCTGGTTCTGGCCTGCTGAGCTGCGCCTGCCGAATACGATCGTGCTTCAGCGAACCCTCAATCAGAGCTACACGCTGATTGCCACACTGGCGCTGTTCCCGCTCGATCCGGTCGACAGCTACGGCAACCCGATCTTTCCGAACTGGATACTCGACAACTATTTCGACACCCTGTTCAGCGGCACGCTGTACCGGCTCTACGTGCAGCCACAAAAGCCGTGGTCAAATGCGGCGCTCGCGGCGACCTACTACAAGCTTTACATGAAGGGCCGCGGCATCGCTGCCGCTGACGTGCTGCGCCAGAACATCTACAACAACCAGAGTTGGTGCTTCCCGCCGGGCGGTATCACCTATGGAAGGCAGCGCGGCGTATGACCCTCTTGATCAGCCATCGTTTCGCGAGCGGTAAATCGGACAGCTCCGATCCAACACTGGTGCAGCCGTCGAATTGGAACGACGGCCACGACATGAGCACGGCGGCTGGCAAGCTCGTCGGTTCGGACACGACGGGCCCAACGACCGTGCAGGAACTTCCCGGCGCGTTCGACGCCAACGGCAACTTCGCGTTGACGGCGGCGGCTGGTTACTTTCTCGGTGCCAAGGGTGTGACCGGCGATCGCCCTGTCGCTGGTGTCGCTTCCGGCATGGAGCGCTTCAACACCACGACGACCAAGAAGGAGTTCTACGACGGCACCGGCTGGCAGAACATCGCCACTGAAGCCTACGTCACGGCGGCGATCGCCGCGACTGGCGGTGTGCCGACAACGACGATCATCACCGCGACAGGCAGCAGCACGATCGTTATCGGCGCCGGCGTGAAGTTCGCCAAGATCCGCTTCGTGGGTGCTGGCGGGGGCGCCGGCGGGTGCGGCGCGACGGCAGGTCCAGCCGGTGCTGCCGGAGGTGACACGACCGTTGACGGTGTCGTTGCTAAAGGCGGAGCGGCTGGTGCTGGAAACACAACAGGTACACCTATTGCTGGATTTGGCGGCCCGGGCGGCACGGGCGGCACGGGAACCGCTTCGTTGCGCATACCGGGCTGGTCTGGCGGCAATGACTCTGACAGCGCCGTTGGCAAGGGCATGGGCGGAGCGAGCGGCATGGGCATGCCCGGCGCACCTCGTTCGGTTGGTGCTGCCGGTGTTGCATCCAACGGTATTTCTGCGCCGACGAACACAGGTGGTGGCGGCGGCCCGGCGAGTTCGCAAGGCACTACGTCGCCGGGAACGGCGGGCGGTGGCGGCGAGTATTGCGAGATCTGGCGCGGCCCCGGCACATACAACTACACTCTCGGCGCGGGCGGCGCGGGCGGTGTAGGCACGGGGGGCGGCGCTGCCACCGGCGGCGCGGGCGCTGACGCGCTGATAGTCATCGAGAGTTATTTGGCGTAGTATGCGGCTGCCCACCTGCACCCCACTGCAGGTGGTAACGAAACACAAGGAGCTGAATGATGGGCGTTCAAAAGTTCGACAGCTTGGCGACCAAGCATCTCAAGCTGATCCCGATGGCCGCCGGCATCGTGCCGAACAACGGCTTGTATGTGGACAATGCCGGTAACCTTGGCTTCGCCGTCGCCGGTGTGAAAGTCTTTGGTTCGCCGGGCGCACCGACCCCATTGTCGGTTAACGGTGCAATCCCGGTTCGCCCATCGACCAACTACGTCATCACCAAGGGCAGCATTCTGGCGGACACGCTGGCGGCTCCGACGGCTGGCACGGACGACGCCGTGACGATCCAAGTGATCTCGAGCACTGCGTTTGCGCATACGATCACGGCGACGGGCCTGCTCCAGACGGGTAGCGCCAATGTCAACGTGGCGACCTTCGCGGCGTTCGCTGGTGCCGGCCTGACCCTGCGAGCCTACAACGGCAAGTGGATGGTTGTGGCGTCGACCGGCATCACGTTCAGCTAAGCGGCGCTTACCCGCGGAGGTAACACATGCGTAAAATCGTTTTTGCGCTTCTGGCGTTTCTGTTTGTGGGCACAGAAGCGCTGGCGCAACAGAACTCGCGCCCGATCTACGACGACACACCGCAAGGCGGCGTGTACGCTCAGCCAGTCGACAGCGGCGGACATCCACTGCCAGTGTCGATTTTGGGCTTTGGTGCCGGCACGACGACGTACACCAAGACGACGCTCACTCTCAACGGAGCGTCGCAGGTCATGCTGGCTGCCAGCACGACCCGCAACGCGATGACAGTCTACAACCCGTCGACCAATGACGTCGTATGGGTCGATATTTCGGGCGGCACTGTTGCCGCCGAAGGAGGGACTGCCGTCCTGCCGGGCTTTACGTTGGCCATCACAGGCCCTTCAGTTCCTCGGACAGCAATTACGATCGTTGGCACGAGCGCGCAAAGCGTCATCGTGCAGGAGGGACACTAATGCGCGTTGTCGTCCGACTTCTCGCTGCGCTAACAGCACTCATCTGCGCTTCCGTAGCGCATGCACAGGGCTTCAGCCTGCAAGGCAGCGCTGTCGTCCTCGGTGCCCCGATTACTGGCGGTGCGACGCCGGGACAGTGCTTGGCGGTTGGTGGTGACGGCAAGTTGGCGCAAGTTGTCTGCAGTGCAGGCAGTTCGTTTCAGAGCGACCCAACTACTCAACACATGGGGTTTGCCCGGGCGCCTACGGGCTTCTGGATGGATTTCAACGAATGGTACACGGATATCCCGACATCTGGAGACGAGGGTGGTGCCCTCATGTTCTTCCACATGTACGGCGAGGCGCGTCACGCGAGCCTCAACCCGATGGGGGTGCTTGACGGCTTTTACGCTCATCTCGATGGCAACATCGGCACGATGGTGAGCGGTATCACGCTCAACGAATTGTATTCGTTCCGAGGCAACGCCACGTGGAACCCGGCCGGACATGTCGGTCAAATCGCGGGAGCCTACAACACTGGTCGAGTGCAGGGTAACGGTTCTGCAAGCACTGCCTACGGTTCACGAAATGCCGTGGCCAACGAAAGCACGACTGGCGGCACCATTACGACAGGCATTGGTGTCTTCAGCAGCGTCGCAGTGACTTCGCCGCAAACGATGCCCACGTCGATGACGTTTCGGGGGCAGACGGAGATCAACAGCACAGGCGGTATCACTGACGCTTACGGTGCGTACTTCAATATCGTTGGCGACGCGAGCCTGATCAATCTTTACCGAGCTGTCTACGCCGACAGCACCATCACTGCGGCAAGCAACCACTACGTGTTGTATGCTTCGTCGCCGGCGCATTCTTATCATAATGGCGCGTTTGCTATCGGGCCAAGCACCAGCAGCTCGTCCAGTAAATTCTACGTCGAGGACAACACGATATCGTCGACGACGTCGGCTGGCCTGTTCAACATGTCGGGCGCCAGTTACACTGGCGCTGTCGTCCGCATGTTGACGACTGCTGCCGCGGCAACGACGTTCAATTTCTGGACTGCCGAGCCCAACGGTGCTGTCGTTGCTTCTCTGCGAGGTGACGGCTTGCTGCTTGCGAGTGGCGTGCAGGGCACGTTCTCGATGCCCAACGCCTTCAACACGACCCAGTATAGCGTGTTGGGAACGTCTTCCTACGTTACCGGCACGCCGGGCGCTTTAGCCAATGCGATCGGTGTTGGCGGCCTTGTGAACCATGGTGGTTCCGCTGCTCTGCCGAGTGCGATGGGGTTGCGAAGCAACTACACTGTGACGAGCACCGGCCACGTGACGACTGGCTACGGCATTTTCGTCGGCATCAGCAGCGGCGCTAGTCTGATCGACGCTTACTACGGATTGTATCTGGATACGTCGATCACGAGCGGCTCAACCCATTGGGCTCTTTATTCGCCAACTCAGGCCCACTCCTACCACAATGGGTCGTTGGCGGTTGGATCGACATCGTCGTCGAGCTCGGCGAAATTGTACGTTGAGGACAACACGGCTTCGGCGACTACCAGCGCTGGCCAGTTCAATATGAGCGGTGCTTCCTACACCGGCACTGTCCTTACCATGGTGGCCGCCACTGCGGCGGCAAGCACGTACAATTTTTCAACCATGACCGCCAACGCAGTGACGCAGATTATTTTGCGTGGGGATGGTGGCGTTCTGTCGGCAGGTTCGGGTGGCATCGGCTATTCGACTGGCGCCGGCGGTGCCGTTACGCAGCTCACTGACAAAACGACGGGTGTCACGCTCAACAAGGTTTCGGGTCGGGTCACAACGGCTAATTCAGCGCTCGCTTCTGCTGCGAAGTCGACATTTACGATCACGAACTCGGCAGTCACTTCGACGGACGGTGCGTTCGTCTGGATTGTCGGGGGTTCTGGCACTGCGAACGCTTACCGTGTTTCCGTTGCTGCCGTGACCGCTGGTTCGTTGGCTGTCACGATTGAAAATATCAGCGGTGGCTCGTTGTCTGAGGCACCCATCATCGGATTTGCTATCTTCCGCGCCGTGTCGTCTGAACTACGGGGTGTTCCCGCCAATGACAACAACGCGATAATCGAGACGATGGCAGCTTAGTTTACGCTGGAGAGGGTTATGAAGAAGTTTCTGATCGCTGCGATGTCTATGCTTGTGTGTGCGGCTGCCTCCGCTCAACAGCCGCTTTCCAAACCTGACCCTGCCGTTACGGTGTGTCGGCAGATCCTCGACGAAGCCAACGGTCGGGTACTCGCCATGGGCGGTGCGGCCGAGACGCTTGGCGCCAAGGTCAAGGAATTGGAAGCTGAACTGTCGAAACTCAAGGGCGAGAAGGCGGGCACGCCGAAAACAGGAGCGCCTGTCGACAAGTAGTCTTTGGTGGTAGGGCAATGGGAGATGGCGTGGACGGAAACGAAGATCGGGCACCGGATTTTTCGGCCGTCCGAGCCAACGCGAGGCTCGAATTGCACGAAGCTGTCTGCGCCGAACGATGGAAGGCTATCCTCTCCGAGGTGGTAGCCCTACATGCTCGCATGAGCGCCATGTCCAACCGGATGTGGGCGGTGGCCGGCGCCATGATCTTGTTATGTGTGACGGGCATCGCAGCGCTTGTTGTCCTGATCCTGACCCACGGCTTGAAGACTTGACCTATTTTTTCTGCTAAGAGGGTAGACATGAACAAGGAACAGATCTTCGGGTTGCTCCGCACTCTCGGCGTCTCGCTCATGACGTACCTCGTGACGAAGGGGACGCTCACCAGCGATCAAGCGACGGCGATGACCAACTTCGCCGCCGAGTACGGCCCCGGCCTCGTCGCCGCCGGGCTGGCCGCCTACGGCTTCTGGAAGAAGCGCGACGCTGGCATGGTCAAGTCCGCCGGCAAAGTCGACGGCGCCGTTGTCGTGGTGAACCCCGACACTGCGTCGAAGTCCGTGGTCGCTGCCGCGGCAACTGCTCCGAACAACGAAGTGCAGCTCGGCAAACTGTAGGAGGTATTCATGCTTGCTCGCCGCACCGTCCTCGCCGCCCCGCTCGTCCTCGCCGCGTGCGGCGGTGGCGCGCCCTCACAAACCCTTACGACGGTCGTGCAGGACGTGCAGACCATCGCGATGGGGCTGTCCAAGACGCTGACGCAACTCTCGATGCTCAACCTCCCGGGCTTGACGCCGGCCATTCTGGATATCTGCCAGACGGCTTTGGCGGGCATCCAGACTGTCGGCCAAGCCTTGCTGGGAGTCAGCTCAACGACTGATGCCCAGCCGTTGGTGCAGCGGGTGGAGGGCTACGTGAACGCGTTCGTAGGAGCTCTTGCGTTTCTCCCGCTGCCCGGCCCCATCCAACTGGCGCTCGTTGCTGCTACGATCCTCCTGCCGATCATCGAGAGCGCTGTGAACCTCGTTGTGACAGCCAAGACGGTCATGCCCGTGACCGTTTCGTCAGGAGCTGCCAGCATCACCGTCCTGACCCCTGCCCCTTCGGCAGCGGCTCCTGTGATGACGCCGGCGCAGGCGCGGGCTACACTGACCCAGTAGCCTGCAACGTGTTCTCGGCTATGACGTTGCGTAACCATCAACCTTTGGAGGCCACGATGCTCGACGAAAACGACCCAGAATACGTCCGTCCGACCGAAGCGTCGCTCGCCTCGTTCGACGATCTCACCATTTCCTCTGCTGATCTCCAGAGCGAGGAGATGGCTCGCCGTGAAGTGTTCGACCGAGCTATCGCCAAGCGGCGCGCGCTCGAGGTTTCCCTGCGCAACGAGGCACAGCTCGCCCAGCTTCGCGAGCACGACGCGAAGATCCGGGACGGCGTCATTCCGCCCTCGACCCCCACGCCGACGGCGATGCCGTCCGAGCGCCACGCGGAGATTGCCAAGGAAGCCGTCGCTCGCCACATGGAGATCCCGGAAGGCGTCGACCTGCGCGACGCGGGACATCCGGGCGATCCGTCTCCCTATGTCCGCGGCCCGCTAGCGCCGGAAGTTGCCCCGCTCCCGACCGACCCCGTGCTCGATCAGCCGAAGACGATCGAGCCACTTTCGCCCGAAACTCAGAAGGAGATGCAGGCAGGCGAGAAGGCCGAGGAGGCGAAGCAGCCTGTCCCGACGTCCGACGGTTTCGGCTCGACGACGTCTGCTCCCCCGCCTCCCCCACCGGCACCGGCGCCCACCGTCATCGACCCGACCAAAGTCTGAGGTAGTCCGTGGACGACAAGGAACTCGACATCAGGCTGCAGGGGCTGCTCGACCCCTCTGCAGTCTCGCCGCCCCCGGTCGAAGATCCCAATGCCGTCGTAGGCATGATCATCGCGGAGCCCGTTGCGGCTCCCGCCGTGCCGCCTGAATTTCACGTGCCGACGCCAGACGAACTGCGCGGTTTCCCGCCGCCCCCGCCGATCGCCCCGCCGCCCGCGCCGCCCGCGCCGCCCAAGGGCGCCGTGTTCCCGCAGGCGACTGTCATGGTCGACAAGAGCATGCACTCTGGCCTTGTGGTCGGGCATGTTGTCGAGCAGCCTGCCGTCATCGCCGATCCACCGCCCCCGCCGCCCAAGGAAGTTCGCTTCGACGACTTGCCGGAGAAGACCAAGGACGAGATACGCGGCGGCTGGCTGCGTACACACGGCACGATGGACGGTTTCCACTTCGGCGAGAACAACACGCCTCCGATGGTGCAGCGCGGCGACCCTGTCTTCGATCCGCGACCCGTCGAACTGCCGCCCGAGATCGACATGTCCAAGCTGTCGGCCAAGACGCGGGCGGAACTCGAGGGCGGTGCGCGCCGCCTCGCCCAGAGGAACTCCGATTACCGGGCAGTCCTCGACAGGGTGAACGCCAGCAACGCCGCCAAGCATGACGTCGGAGGATCTCCGGTCCCGTCCAACATGGACTACGCCAAGGGGGGCTGATCCCCCTTACCCTTGGAGGCAACTCTTGCCGCATAAAGATATCGAGAAGCGGCGCGAGGCTGGGCGTAGGAGCAGAAATGTCAGCGGTTAAATTGATGGGCTTCGGAGGCATGCTGCCGGCGATCGACCCGCGCCTCCTGCCCGACGACAGTGCTGCCGACGCGCAGAACGTCTGGTTCTATAACGGCGGCCTCGAAGGCATCCGGGTTCCGACGACGATCAACGTGCCGACGCCGGGCACTCGTGCGATATTCCGGGTTCCCAAGGCGGCGACCGATCTCGACAACATCACCAACAGCTATTGGCTCGAATTCACTACTCTCGACATCAGCATCGTGAAGACGCCGATCGCGGAGAGCGCGGACCCGACATATTACTGGGCCAGCGGCACGGGAGTGCCGGGGTACACGTCGTTCTCACGTATCGCCGCCGGCTCCCCGCCACTCGTGCTGGGCATTCCCTCTCCGGCGATCGCTCCGGGCGTGACGCCGGCTGGCGGTGTTGGCACGACGGAAACCAGAGCATACGTGTATACGTGGGTGAGCAGCTACGGCGAGGAAGGCCAGCCCAGCCCGCCGACTGTGGTGACAGGCAAGGTCGACGATACGTGGTCGATCACGATGACGGCGCCGTCGGTCCCCGACACGACCAACCGGGTTCTCCAATCCACCAATATCTACCGCACCGTGACGTCGTCGGCTGGTGTCGCTAGCTACTATTTCGTCGCGCAGCTCCCGATCGGCACGCTGACATACGACGACACGCTGGCGGACGACGCCGTGATCAATGCGGGCGTCCTCCAGAGCACCGACTATGCTCCTCCACCCGCGGGCTTGCAGGGGCTTGCAGCTCTTCCCAACGGCATGCTCTGCGGTTGGCTGGGCAGCGAGATCTGGTTCTGCGAGCCCTACAAGCCGCACGCGTGGCCGGCGAAATACCAGATCGCTACCGAGTATGACATCGTCGCCATGGTTGGTGCCGGCGCGACATTGGTCATTGGCACACAGGCATTTCCGTATTTCGCGACGGGCATCAGTCCGGACAGCATGACCCTCCAGCGCATTCCGGCGGCGGAGCCATGCTTGTCCCGCGGCTCCATGGTGGGCTCGGCTCTAGGTGCCTTCTACGCGTCGCCCAACGGGCTGATTTTTGTGAGCGCGCTCGGGCAGATCCAGAACACCACCCGTGAGACTGTGAGCAAGGCAGCTTGGCAGACGCTCCTCGATCTTCGCGAGTTGCGCGCTGCTCTCTTGAACGGCGCCTATTTCGTTTATTCCGGCATCACCGAGGCGGCGTTCGAGCCGACGGCGTTCGAGCCGACGGCGTTCGTGACGGTCGGCGACGGCGGCACCCGTCAAGGCGCGCTGATCGAGCTGCAGGACACTCGTGTCGGTTTCTCTCGTCTGCTGGCGCCGATGTCGATCTTCAATGTGCAGCAGGATACGTGGACAGGCGAAGTCCTGATCCTGAGCGAGGCGAAAGTCGAGGTGCTCAACCTGAGCGGCCCCGACATGATGCACTACACGTGGCTGTCCAAGATCTTCCCGCTGGCCTACCCGGATAATCTGGCGGCCATGAAAATCACATGGGAGCCCCCCGTGGGGGAAGACGCTTCGGTGGGGACGGTCACTGTGTTTGCCGACGGCAGGCAGCGCCTTTCGCGCCCCATTCCCCCCAGCGACACCGTGTTCATGTTGCCCTCCGGCTACAAAGCCAACGCCTATCAGTTCGGCGTGACCGGCAATCTCGTGATCAAGTCGATCCAGATCGCCTCGTCGATAGAAGAGCTCCGGCAGGTGTAACACATGGTCGCCAACAAGCTCGTCTATCAGGATGTACCGTCGCCGAAAGAAGACGACCCCGCATCCCTGATCACTGCGATCAACGCTCTGCGCCAGAACGTGCAGGCGTTGACCGGCGGGCTCGCGAAAGCCAACCCGGAGAGCGTGTCGGCAACGACAGGGGCGGTCAGCCGCACGTGGTGCTTCCGCAAGACGAACACGAGCGACGCTCCTCCTGTCGGCTTGGCCGATGGTGACTTGTGGCTGCAGCCGCCGCTCGCGCCCGGTGATAGCTGGATCAAGCAGGTCTGGTTTCGGGGGCAGTGGATCGAATTTCCGTGATCCATCTCGACGATGCCGATCACGGGCAAGCGATCGCAGATCTGTTGGGCAAGCGCTTCGTGCCCCAGTTCGATCGGGCCGTCTCGATAACCTCGGCAGGTAAGCTGCTTGGCGGTGTCATCTACACCGACTACATGAAGCGTTCGATCCAGATGCACGCAGCGGCATGGAGCCCACACTGGCTGACCCGAGACATCCTGTGGACGATGTTCACGTATCCGTTCGACAATCTGGGCGTCGAGATGTGCATCGCGCCGGTGGCTTCGACGAACGCCCGGTCGGCCGCGCTGTGTTTTGGCCTCGGCTTCCGGCTGCATGCCACCATTCAAGATGTTGTGCCTGATGGCCACTTGATGATACTGTCCATGCGCCGTGAGCATTGTCGGTGGCTGAAGTGGCGGCCACGTTACCTCGAGACGGCGATCCTCTCGGAGGAGAAAGGCGCATAAGATGAAGGGCGGCGGGGCACCGGCGGCGCCAAATTACTCCGGGCTGATTGGCGCCGCGACTGATCAGGCGAACAAGTACAACGCCTTGATGCAGCAAGAGTTGGATTTCGCCAAGGGCGCCTACAACGATCAGCTCCCATACACCCAGAAAATTCAGGCGCTCAACCTCGATACGGCCCAGAACGCCAGCGATTTCGCCAAGAGCCAGCAGGCGCAGTATCAGCAGCTCTATCAGCCCCTGCAGGCTAAATTCGTCCAGCAGGCGCAGGACTACAACAGCCCTGATGAAGTGGCGAAGGCCCGCGGCGCAGCGATGGGCACCGTCGGTCAGCAGTTCGACGCTGCCGGCGACGCTGCCAAGCGCAGTCTCGAAAGCTACGGCATCGACCCGTCGGCGACCCGCTTCGCGGCGCTCGACGTCGGAACGCGCACGGCGAAGGCTGCGGCTACTGCGGCGGCCGGCACGCAGTCGGACGTGCAGCGCCAGCTCACGGGACTGGGGCTCGAAGGACAGGCACTCAACATCGGCAACGGCCTGCCGGGACAGATCGCTGCTGGACAGAACACGAGCACCGCTGCCGGCGCGGCGGGCAACGCGGCTGGCAACAGCACGTACAGCACATACTCCGGCGCGCTCGGCAACCCGACAGCGTTCGGCGCGCTCGGCAACCAGTCGCTCGGGCTCGCTGGTCAGCTCACGGGCCAGCAGTATCAGGGCCAGCTTGGCCAGTTCAACGCCAACCAAAGTGCGTCGTCTGGTATTGGATCGCTGCTCGGCGCTGGTCTTGGCGCCGCAGGATCTATTTTCGGTGGCCCCATCGGCGGTTTTTTGGGAAGCGCATTGGGCAACATCGGTGGGAGTGCGTTGGGCGGTGGCAGCGGTATTACTTTCGCCGACGGCGGCGCCGTGCCGGTCGCTGGCTCTGCCGTGCCAACGGACATGTCGCCAAGCGGCGGTGCGCAGACGGACGACGTGTCGGCGCAAGTCGGCCCGGCACTTCCCGGCGCGCCGGCCCCGCAAGCGAAGATCAACGCCGGCGAGTTCATCTTCCCGAAGGACGTCGCCAACTGGCTCGGCGAAGAGAAGCTGCAGAAGATGATCGTCAAGGCCCGCGAGGCCAAGGCGCAGGCCGGTGCCAAGCCGCAGCAGGCGCCGGCTCCGAGCGCGCCGTCTTCGCAGGCGCTTCAGATCGGCGGCCCGCACATGGCCGCTGGCGGCGTCGTCCCTGCGCCCGCTCGACCTCCGATGGTTGCTGCCGTCTCGCCGGCGTCGTCAGGCGCGCATCAAGACATGGCGCTCCCGGTGCGCGGCCCGGCGTTGAGCAACCGTTCGGTGCCTACGGCCCACGTGCCTCGCGCTGGCATCCCGCACGCGAACGTGCCTCGCATCGTCGTGGCAGCGCCGGGCGCTGGCGGCGGTGCCGGCCACATCAGCGCACTGCCTGTCGGCCGCCGGCGCATGCCCGCGCCTTATCCGGGCGGCTCCGGCGCTGGAGCTGTCCGCTCCGCCATTCCGGGAGTGTGACATGGCCCTCGGCCGAGAGATCCAAGACTTCCTCAACGCTTACGGCGCTGTCGACAAGTTGGCGACCAATGCCTCGAAGCGGGCGTACTACGCCAACAAGGGTACGGCTGGCGTGCCGACGAACGCTCAGCTTGCCGGCATCAGCCCGCCCGGCTGGCTCGGCGGTGCTGGTCAGCAGCCCGGCTTGCTGCGCCGGGTCGGCAACGCAATCGGCGTGACGGCTCCTGCTGCGCCGGCTGTGGCGCCGGCCGGTTCGTTCGGCTCGGGCAACATGGGCGCCGGCGGCGCGCTGAACCTCGTGCCGCCCGTGTCGGCTCCTGCCGGTCAGGGTGGCGCGTACGATCCTGACGATCCCGACAACGACCTGGATCTCACCCAGACGTATGCCGGTGGCGGCGAAGTCGAAGTGCCAGCACTTCCGCCTCCCATGCAGTATGACGAGAACGGCCAGCCGGTCGGCTGGGGCGCGCCCGCGCAGGCGGACGTCAACACGAGCGAGCCGCCGATCCCCATGCCGCCCGCGCCGGGCGCGGCCGCTCCAGCTGCACTGCCGCCGTACGAAAACTATCCCGGCCGTGACGCCGTTCTCTCGCCAGCACCTGCGACTGCTCCCGTCATGCAGGGCGCTTTACCGATTACCCGCAAGGGTACTGCTCCCGCGGCGCCGGCCAAGCGCAAGGCGCTGAACGATCAGACCCGCACGGAAGCGTACGACCCCGAGCTCGATGGCCCGACGGAGGCGCTGCCGGTCGGGCGGCCGAATGGCGTAGCGGCGCCTGCTGTACCTGCTGGTGCGCCTGCCGCGGGCGCAACGCCGCAGACCGGCGACATGGCAGGCAACCCGGCGGCTGGCCTGTCGACCAACAACGCCCGCAGCGATCTCGAAAACGCGATCGATGGCGGCCTCAAGTTCGCCCAGCGGGTGTTTCATCTCGACGGCTCCAACGTGGCCGTCGGTGAAGATCCGCACAAGAAAGGCGGCACGGAAGCTCTGATGACCGGCGTGGGCGCGGCGACGCCCGACATGGTCAGGGCGATGGACGGCAAGATCAACTCGGGTGTGCCGCAAGGGCCGAACCAGCAGCAGATCTACGCCATCCGCCGGCTCGAAGCGATCTACCGCTGGAAGTCGATGAACGGCGACAAGGCTGGTGCGGACAAGGCGGCGTTCGAGCTCCTGCAGTTCAGCGCCGGTGTTGCGTCGCAGTTCGGTGGACAGGCCGTGCAGCAGTACAAGGCCGGCGATGTGCCCGGCGCGGTGCGCTCGATCCAAGCGGGCTACAACCAGATCCCTGACGGGCGGCACATGGACGTGCAGGGCAGCACGGCGACGATCGTCGATACTCGCACCGGCCAGCCCGTGCAGCAAATCCAGTTCACGCCGCAGGAAGTCTTCAACGCTGCCATGGGTCTGCACAACCGCAGCCTCTACTGGCAGGTGCTGGCGCAGCGCGTCTCGCCGCAGCCCAAGGCGTCGAACCGGACGGAAGCGCAGGAAGATCTCGATCGCGCTCGGGCAGCGCTCGCCCGGGCCCGTGCCGGCAATGTCGGCAAGGGACGTGGAGGCGGCGGAGGCGCGCCGGCCAGTGTCGCCGCTCCGCTGATCGACAAGGTCAACTCATTGCCGCGTCCTGCCGGCACCGCGCCGACCCAGCCGGCCACGCCTCCACAGGGCGGCGGCGAAGAGCCCCCTCCTGTCGAGCCTGAGCCTGCTGAGCCGGAAGGAGAAACGTTTCTCGAGGCTCCTCCTGATCTCAAGGGCGACGCTGCGCCTCCTGACAGTGTGTTGCGACTGAAGCGGGCGGGTGTTGCTCCGGCGGGGCCTAACCCTCCCCCGGCGAGCGCGCCTGCTGCTGTCGGGGCGCCGGCTCCCAGTTTGGCGGCCGGGGGCCGGCAGTCCGCTGACGAACCGGGGCCGGGCAAACCCGGTAAAATCGCTGCCGAGCCCGCACCAGACCCCGATGCCGTGCCCGATCAGGAAGTCTTCCGCAACGGCGATCGGTATGCTCCGACGCCAGCACCGGGCACGCCAAAAGCGTTCGACGAGCCTGCGCCGACTGGCGTGCCGAAGGAGCTGCTCGACGCGCAAGCGGAAGCAGCGAAGCTCACTGCCAAGCAGGGTGGCCCGGCTGCCCGCTCGCTGATCGCCAGCCGCATCAAGGAGTGGAACGACTACAACAAGAGTTACGCTTCGCGTAAGAAGGCGTTCGAGGCTGGCGAAGCGAAGCGGGTCCAGCAGGAGGCCAAGCAGGCCCAGACGGAACGCAGGGAAGCAGCGAAGGAAGCGCACGGCTACAATCTGCGCCCGCAGGACGTGCAGGCGATCGACGACAAGGTGAGCGAAGTCTACAACACGCAGGCGGAGAAGTTCCCCGACGCAGTGAAGCAGCTCGGTGACCCTGTGCGTGTCCGCGGCATCGCCACCGACATTGCCCAGCGCAACAAGCTGAGTGCCGAACAGGCGCTCCGTTTCGTCGACAAGATCACGACGACCAATACCGACACACCGAACCAGCGCCCCTACAAGGCATGGGGCCGCGACCCGCTCGGCAACGTCATCGTCACGATGGAAGGAGCGCCGCCGCTGCATCTCTCCCCGCATATCTTCAAGGCTGTGACGGAAGTCGCGAAGGCTCGGCAGGCAGCTATCGCGAAGACCGTAGAGGCGCCTAAGCCGTCGAAGCTCGAGCCGATCGCGACTGGTGTTGGACAAGTGATCGACAACGCCAAGCGAGATCTGTCGCCGCTCGCGCCGCCATATTTCGGCTATGACCGTTCCAAGTTTGCCGACCCGGTGACGGGCCGCAATCCGGTTAATCCGGCGAAGCAGCGCGGGCCGCGGGCAACGCCCCGGGTCATCGAGTAACCTATGGCGGTAACTCCCAGCATTTTCGGCGAACCGTCGGAGCCTCCAGAGGGACCGGCTCCGGGTGTATTCGAGACGATCGGCGACGTCGGCAAAGCAGCCGCGGCCGGCACGGCGGATGTAGCCGCGCAAGGTGTCGGACTGCTGTCCGACAGTTTTCATGCGCCGCCGGGCAGCGGCCCGCGCGAGCTGCAGGACCGGCTGAACGAAGTCGGCGACACGATCAAGGAATACATCGCGCCGGCCAACCGGAAGGCGATGGAAGCTGACATCATCCCGCAGGACGGCCAGCCGTCGGCGCTGAAAACGCCGGTGCGGTCGGGGTTGATGAAGCTCGGCTCGATGACGCCACAGCTTCTGGGCGCTCTGTTCCTGCCGGAGGGGTTGGCCGGCGTCGTATCCGGCTCTGCCCTGTTCGGCGCGCAGGGGGCTGGCCAGCTCCTGAACGACAGCCGCAAGCAGATCATGGGACTGACTGATGAAGAGTTGTCGGAGCGCTCGCCCCTGTATCGCGGCTTGCGCAACGACAACGACGAGACGACGGCCCGACAGAAGCTGATGGACGCCGGCAGCGACGCGCTGTCGGTCATTCTGGCTGCCGGCTCCAACGCGGCCGCGGGCGGCGCGATGGCCCATGCGCTCAAGGCGCAGGCTGCCAAGGGCGTGTTGCCTGCCATCGGTGTCGGCACGGGCGACGCGCTGGCTGGCGGCTTCGTGCAGGGGGCAGGCTCGGAAGCCGGGCGGCAGAACGCCGACGTCAACATGGGCACGAGCGACGGCCTCGACGTCGGCAAGGACGTGCTGGCGGGTCTGAACAGCGCCCTGATGTTCGCTCCTCTTGGCGCCGCAGCCGGTGTCGCCCGCGGGGTTGGCGCGCGCCGCGCCTCCCGGGCCGAGCGTGAAAAGGCGAACGGCACGGCGGTCGATCCCAACGGGCCGAGCCCGGCGCAAACCGCAGCGATCGACGGCACGCTGAACCCGGTAGCCGACGGCGACACGCCGACGCCTCCCTCAGAACCCCCTGCCGCGCCGCCCCCGGTGCCCGCTGGAGCGCCTCCTGCCCCGGCCGGCACATTGTCTGTCCGGGTCGACGCAGAGCGTGCACGGCGCGCCGCGCTGCCTCCTGAGACGCCTGTAGCTCCTCCCCCCGGAGCTGGAGTGCCACTGCGACCGCGACCCATTCATGAAGAACCACTACCCGACCTGCCGGCGCAACCTCCTCCGCGCCCGCGCGAGCCGCTCGTCGAGCCTGTAGTCGAACCGCCGGCCCCGTTACCCGTTACCCCGGAGGGTAAGAAGCCGCTAAATGCGGCCGAGGTGAAGGCGGCGGTCGAGACGATGCCGCAGAAGAAAGCTCCTGCCGAGCCGCCCCCCGCGACAGTCGCTGATCCGTTGGATGAACTAAACACTTCTCTTGAGCGCATCACTGATCCTGCCAAAGCCGCGCTTCGCGAGCGGATGGCTACGGACGGTAAGTTTTTCATCAACGAGCTGGATGGATCGTTCACCGCTCACAATGGGAAGCTAGGCAACGATGTACCGCTCGAGCCCACGGCAGCAGAACGCAAGGCAGCCGCTCGAGCGAAAGCAAACATTGATCTGGCTGACACGCCTGAAGAAAGAGCCGCTGCAAAGGCAGAGCTAAATGCTGCTCTCCATCCAGCCGTTCTTCGAGCGCTAAACAAAGAACAGCCTGCCGCGCCGCTGGTCGAGAAGCCTGTCGCGGCGCTGGTCGAGAAGCCTGCCGGCACGCTATCGCTCAAACGCAAGAACCCGATCACGGAGCTGCGCGAAGCTGCCAACGCCGAAGCCAAGCCGCGCGTCCTGAAGGCGAAGGTCGAACCGGAAGTCGTGGCGCTGCGTGACGCCAAGGCCGAAGCCGAGGCCGAAGCCGAGAGCGAAGTGCTGCGGGAGGCTGCCCGCAAGTCGGCCGACGCCGAGCGTAAGCGACAGGATCGCCTCACGAAGCAGACCCTGCCGAACGAGGAGAAGGCGGCCAAGGTCGTGCAAGCGTCCCATCCCGAGAAGGGATCGGAGGCTGAAGCGGACCTGCAGACGATCGAGCAGGCAGCGCTGGGCAGCGGCACCGTGCCGGGCACCGTCAACGCTCGCGAGCTGCTGCGCGGTCGCGGCAATGAGCTGGTCGCCGCTGCCGAGAACGCTGGCGTGCGCATCCCGCGTCGCACGACGTCTTCCCGAGAGCTGCCGCCTGAACAGCGCAACCCGACGCCGTTCACGTCTCGCCTCACTGAGATCAAGCGCTTCGACGGACTGGTGAAAGTCGCCGAGCGCATCCCCGAGCCGTCTCGTCGGGAAGCTCGCCTGCGGCAGCTCTACCAGCACTACGTCATGACGGAGCGGGCGCTGCGCGCCGGCGATCTCGAGACGGCAGCCGAGCGTCGCATCCGGGCGAACGAGGAGCGCACTGAAAAGTTCCGCAACGTCGAGCTGGCCAAGCTGGAGAAGGAACAGCGCGCCGACCAGACCGACGAGAAGGCGAACAGTCTGAAGGTTGAAGAGAGCGACGCAAGAGTTACCCGCAAGGGTAAGGTTGATCACTATGCCGTCGACGAGACGAAAGGCGTGCGGCACTCCGACGTAGAGACTGAGCTGGGTCAGCTGGCTCACGAATTTGGCCGGATGAAAGATCCGCGGGCGAAGTTGCTTACTCACATCATGCGGAAGATCGCAGACAAGGTTGGCAACACGCCGATGCACTTCGTGCACGATCCTGACATGAAGGCGTCCATCGGACTGACGCCCGATCGACCCGGTGTGTTTCGGTTCCTGAAAGAAGGCGCAGTCGGTTCGCATCGTGGCGAAATCTTCATCGACAATGACATCGTGCACGACGTGCGTGGCGCACAGGCTATCTTGCACGAAGCCATCCATCCGGCGATCAACCATGCGATCGACCACAATCCGCAACTGCATGCCGACTTGATGCAGGTACGACGCATCGCCGAACAGACGCTCCGTTACGCCGGCAAAGATCCCGCCGACGAGTATGCTTTCACAGCCACTCGCAAGGCTCCCGAATACATGCGTGACATGCCGGCGGCGAAACACGGCGTCACCGACGTGCGCGAGTTCGTTGCCGAAGCGATCGCCAAGCCGTCGCTGCGCAAGCACATGATCCAAACCAAGGCGCCCGGCTGGATGGTGCAGCAGTGGCACCTTAACAACGGTGCGTCGCTGTGGCGGGCGTTCGTCGCCCGCATCACGCAGGCGATGGGGCTGGGCGACAAGCACGTAACTCTTATGGATGCGCTGCTGCACCATGTCGACAAGGCATTGGAGTACGAGCCGCCGGATACTGGGCTGTCTCTGAAGGATCTGCGCAGCCCCGCACATGAAGTCGTGACGTCGGCGATCCACGTGCCGACCAAGGATGAAGTTCGCGAAGCCGCGCCAATCTACGCCGGCTCGATCAGGAACCGTGTCCGCGGGGCGCTGAACAAAATCGCCACATTCGATCAGATCGCGCAGGGCGCCAACAAGTTGTTCGGCGAAGGCGATCTGCCGACCAAGCTGTCTCGCACCATGGCGCGCATGGCGCACGAGAAGTCGCGCATTCTCGAGGAGAGCGGCGCCAACGCGCTGGTCGACCGCACGGCCAAGATGGTGCGCAAGTACACGGCATCAAAGCAGGCCGAAGCGTACGGCAACTTCCTGCTCGACGAGACGGGCGCCGGCGTGTTCGCCGACAAGCCGCTCGCAGGACAGAAGGGCGTTACCACGCAAGGTAAGGCCCGGCATGCAGAGCTCGCCGCGGTGTACAACAGGCTGCCGGAAGAGCTGAAACGCCACCGGGCGGACGCACAGGCATACCTCAAGAAGACGCAGGATGAGGCCAGCCTCGCGCAACTGCGCAACATCGTGCGGGTGATCAACGACGGCGTGCCGGACGATGCGCTGGCCGAGCGCATCTTCCACAAGAACTACGTCGACGAAGTCGAGAAGGACGTCGTCGAGCGTGACGGTGTGATCAAGGCGATCAACAACGCCCGGGCGCTGCAGGTGAAGAAGGGCCCCTACTTCCCGATGATGCGGCATGGAGATCATGTCGTGTCGGGCGTCTACAAGATCGAGACGCCGCACGGTGCTGAGCGGCTCAACGATGAAGGCAAGCCCGACCCCAAGGGCAACGTCTTCCAGTTCAGGACAAAGGCGGAGGCCCGCAAATTCGCCGGCGATGCGACACTGCATGTGCTCAAGGAGCAGCACTTCTACGTCGACAAGGACACCGGCTCCCGTTGGGATGTCGAGGAGGACGGCACTCGCCACCGCCTCACCAAGGAAGACTGGGCAGCCAACGACGCCGACGAAGTCTGGCGTGTGAAGCTGCAGGATCGCCACCTTGAGTTCTTCGATACGGAGGTGTATGCACGGCAACGCCATGCCGAGTTGTCTGGCCGACCCGACCTGACGTTGGACGGTGTAACGCCGGTGAAGTGGCAGCCGACCGGCCAGAACGCCACATTCCTCTCGCACGAGTTCGATCGCACCCTCAACAGCCTGCGTCAGCGCGCGGGCTTCAAGGCGCTGCCGGAGGAAGCCCGGCGCGAAATGGAGAGCCATCTCAGGGACGCGTTCCTCTCTGCGCTCGGCCCGACCCGCGCGCAGAGCCGCCGGCTGCCCCGCTCCTACGTCGCCGGTGCGAGCAACGATATCTTCAAGAGCCTGCGCCAGTACGCGTCATCCATGTCGGGCTACATCGCCCGGCAGAAGCACCAGCCGCAGGTCGACGCGCTGATGAAGCAGCTCAACGACTACAACGAGGCGCACCGTTACGAAGACACCAGCCGGACTTACCCGCGCGGGCAAGCCCTGAAGGAAATCCAGCAGCGTGTCTTCTCGCAGGGCGAGCCGGAACCGACCGGGATTTTCCACAAGGGCGTGAGCCGGCTGCTGCAACTCTCGATGCTCGACAAGCTGGCGAGCCCCGCCTATCACGTGATCAACTCGTCGGAGCCGTTCACGATCAGCCTGCCAGTGCTTGCCGGCCGGCACGGTGTTGGCAAGAGCCTGTTCGAGATCAACAGGGCGTACCGCGATATCGGTGCGGCGTCCGTCATCAAGCAGGGCGCCACGAATACCGTCCGAGCCTTCAAGAACGACATCCGGGAAGCGGACTACCTCAAGCCGATCTACGACCGGGTGAAGAAGGCTGCCGACGGTAAGCACCTGCAGGACATGATGACGGAGCTGCACGACATCGGCGTCGTGTCGAAGGATGCCGGCATGGAGATCGGGCGCATGTCCGACCCCAACGCCGGCATGCTGGGCCGCGGCCTCGACCGTGCCGACCTGATGGCCCGGCAACTCGGCACAGCGGTGGAGAGCGTCAACCGGCTGGTCACGGCGATCGCGGCGTACCGCCTCGAGTTCGACAAGACGAAGGACCATCAGAAGGCCAAGGACTACGCCGTGCAGCAGACCATCGACACGATGGGCGATTACTCGGGCTGGAATGCGCCGGCGGCGTTCAATCATCCGCTCGGCCGGCTGGCGCTGCAGTTCAAGAAGTACGCCCAGAAGACCTACTACCTGTTGGGCAAGACGGCGCTGGCCAGTCTCAAGGGCGACCGGGAGGCGATGAAGCAGTTCGGTGGCATCATGGCCACGCACGCACTTCTGGCTGGCGCGCTCGGCCTTCCGCTCGAAGCGGTGAAGGCAGCTTTTCTGGGAGCTGGCCTCGTCGGCGCGACGAACTCCAACTATGGCGACTTCGAGCAATATGTGCGGCGGCAGGCGGCTGGGCTGCTGGGCAACGTCGGCGGTGAGATCGCGACCCGCGGGCTGCCGCGCTATCTGGGTGTCGACCTGTCGAGCCGTGTCGGCCTCGAAAACCTGATCCTGCCGTTCGGCGACCCCAAGAGCATGAAGCCGCAGGACTTGCTGGCCTACGCAGCGCAGGCGTTCGCCGGTGCGCCGATCTCGATGATCGCCGAGTATCCCAAGGGCATGAAGGCGCTAGTCGACGGGAACATCGTCGAAGCAGCCCGTATCCTCGTGCCTCTCAAGGTCTTCGCCGACACGATGCAGGCCGCTCAGCGCATGACCGTCGGCAAGCAGACCCCGTCGGGTAAGACCAGCATGACGCCCTATTCGATCGGCGAAGCAGCAACCAAGGCGCTGGGTTTCACTCCGGGCCGGGACGCCGAGACGAGCGAGATGCGGGCAGCGACGCAGGGCGACCTGAACCGCTTCCATGCCGATCGCTCCAAGTTGGTCAGCGGCTGGGTGACGGCAGCCCCCAACGACAAGACGACGGCGTGGCACAAGGTTCAGGAATGGAACGCTGGACAATCTGCCAATGCGAAGATCACAATGGCCGAGCTGTCGCGAGGCGTCCAACGACGCAAGCGCGAGGAAGCCAGCCCCGACAATGCCGATGCGATCAGGACAACCAACCGCGATCGGCATATACGAGCCGACAACTCGTTCTACGTGCGATAACCTGCAAGGGTAACAACAGGAGGTAACTCATGGCCAAGAAAACATTCAAGGCGTTCGAGAAGTCGAAGTTCGACAACGATAAGGGCGTGAAGGAGGGCTCGGCCGCGGACAAGAAACGCGACAAGCCCCAGTTCGCCAAGTTCAAAAAGTCGAAGTAACACATGGCCCGGAAACCAATGGAGCTGCACCTCAAGAAGGGTGCACTCCACCGGGACACCGGCACGCCGATGGGGCAGAAAATCCCGGAGGCGAAGATCCAAGCGAAATTGAACTCGTCCAATCCGCTCGAGCGGAAGCGGGCTCAGTTCGCCGAGAACGCTAAGCACTGGGCTCGCAAGGACCAAGGCCACTGATTGCGGCCGCCGACTACAGGAGATCGTCATGGACAAGAACTGCAAGATCGCTGGCGACATGAAGGTCAGCGTGCCGAACAAGGGGTCGGTCCAGAAGGACTGGCCTGCGGCGACATCCGACAAGGTCGACAGCGCCATGATCGGCGGTGTCGCCAACGGCCGCCCTCTTACGAGGAACGGCGAGAAGAAGGGCGCGTAAGGGAGGCGATCATACCTAGATCTGGGAAACATACTTATGGACCGTACGAGCGGGCCCACCGACATGAAACCGACGAGCGCGTGGAGGCGAGAAGGTTCATGGAGAAAAAGCTGGGGCACGAAATTCCGGCCGGTGTTGATGTGGACCACCGCAAGAGTATCAAAGCCGGCGGAGGCAATGACCCCAAAAACTTACGCTTGCGCAGCGCTCACGCAAATCGTGCGGACAAAAACTACTACGATTAACCCAACGAGGTAACACATGGGCATTATAGGCATCGTGCTGATCGTTTTCCTCGTGCTGATCCTCGTCGGAGGCGGCATGGGATACGGCGGTGGCTACGGCTACGGCTACGGCCATCTCGGCATGGGCATCCCGGGCATCCTGCTCGTGCTGCTGGTGTTGTTCCTGTTGTTCGGGCGTGGCCTCTGATGGACGCCACGACGGTCCAGTTCCTGACCGCCCTGTGCAGTCTGGCCGCGGCGATCATCAGCACGATCAGCATGTTGCGGCTGGGCAAGACGAACGACAACGTCCTGAAGATCGAGGTTGCCACGAACTCGATGAAGGACGCCCTGATCAAGTCGACGGCGATGGCGTCTCACGCCGAGGGCAAAGCCGAGGGCAACGTCGAAGGCAGGGCTGCCGAGTTTGCAGAGGCGTCGAAGCGCCCGAACGTGTGAGCCCGCAAGAGCCTGTTGCCCTTGGTCCTGAGATCCATCTGCACCTGAATGCAGTACAGGCCGTTGTAGTTCTGGCGGTTTTCCGACGGCGTCGCCCAGCGCAGGTTGTCTCGACGACAGTCCAGCGTGTTGCCGCTCTTGTGGTCAGACATGATGTGCGACGGTGACGGTGGCATGCCGTGCGCTCGCAGGCAGATCGCCTTATGCAGATAGATGCTGATGAAGCGTCCGGCGTAGCGCCCCGTGCGCCGCACGTAGAGCTTCTTCTTGTTCTTCGTCGGGTTGATGCCCCACCGCCACTGCGACGCCCAAAGATAGTCTTCCTCGTCGATGACGATCTGCAGCTCGGCATGAGTGCCGACGTAGAACGGCAGGTAGGGGAGCTTGGAGTGGGCCGCCTCGGGCTCGTCGTCCTCGAGCCCCCATGGAATGTCGAACGCCATAAGTGTTACCTCTGCGGGTCAACAGTTGTTGGCATTTCGTACGGTATGCCGCGCATGTTACCAGTGTTGCGTTTCGGTTCGTTTGGGGCCGGCTCCCAAATACAACGACCGCCGTCGTAGTCGTGACTGAGGACGTAACGAACAGGACCATCGGTCCATGCGAAAATGACGGGCGAACACACTTGGAAGGAGAACATGAGGAGCAAGGTCATCACACCAGTCCTCTGTTCACCGCCAGCCACTCCGGCATCGTGACCGTCAGGTTCTCCATGGGGTCCGGCCGCTCCGGGTCGAGCTGGATCTGAGACAACGGCAGGAGCAGCTCCTTGCCTTCAGCGTCCTCGATCACGATCGAAGCGCCGGCACGCCTGACGTATGTGCAGTTGACTTCGACCGGGTCGTTGTTTCTAGCCATGTGTTACCTCACGAGGTTAAGTGATCCCAGATTTTGATTTCGGTGCGTCGGATCGGCATACTGCCTACTTCTGGATAGAGAGCTATGGGGTACGAAGTCCAGAACCTATGCGGCGTACCTACTCTCGGGCGGCTGTCAGGTGCAAACCGATAGTCCTTCGGCGTAGGATGCGTAAGTGCCAAGCCGTCGAGATTGCGTCGCCACCATTTCTTGTCCTCGCTCATAATTCGAGCATCCCTTGAAACACCGGATCGCCGTAATTGAATTCGAGACACGGCTCCGATGCCGTGACCATCAGCGTGCCGGCACCCAGCCTGCTGCGCACTTCGACAACCCTGAACTGCTCGGCGAGCTGCTTGAAGATCAGCGGCGGTGTGAGGCCGCGCTCCTGCAGCCACTCCTCGAACGGCGCCTTGATCAGGCGCACCCAATGATCGTCCTCGCCGACGTGTATCCTGACCGCCCGCATGCGGGTGATATCGCCTTTGAACACGATGCCCCCCTGCAGCGCGCCGACACCTGCCGGCTGCATGACGGGCCTGCCGGCCCCGCGGTGCATGATGTTGGTCACCAGCGTGTACCCTTGGCGATGCTCGTTGAGGTAGCGGGACATGATGCCGATGACGTTGAGATCTTCGTGAATGTCCACCGTCGTCGTCTTGCGCTGGAAGCGCATCGACTGGAAGCGCTCGACGAGAAACGTGCCGAGCGCCGGCGCGTTGATGTCGGTGAGGCCGAGCTCGTTGGCGTAGTGCGCACCACATATCAGCGTCGCCATGAGCGCCAACCAGAAACGTTCGTCGGCTTGAACCTTGTACTGCTGCTCGAGCCGACGCGACAGATCGGCGACGTCCTTGGCGATGCGTGTATGGTTCGCTCCGAGAAACTGCGCGTACTGCAGGCCGGCAAATCCGTAGTTGTCATCGAGCGCGCCAATGATCGTCGCCGCGGCGGTGGGTTCGATCTGGCCGGTTACCCCCTTGGGTACCTCGTATTCAAACACACGGTAGAGCCCCGCTGCCGTCGTCTTTGTCTGACCGAGAATGTGGGCCAGCACGCTGCTGTTCGACGTGCTGCACAGCAGGGTCTGCCATGTGCCCGGCTCCCTGTAGCTGGTGTCGGCCGCGAGCCGCGACTTCTCTTTGCCGCTCGAAAGCTGGAACGCCAACTTCATGAATTTTTGGGTGTCCTCGTCGGTCTTCAACTCGTCCCAGAAGAGCGGCAGGTTCTTGATGTCACCGATCTTCTTCATCACGGAATTTTGCGTATCGTCGAGCTGCTGGACAGCCCGCTGCGGGTGCCCCCAGACAGCCTGCGCAACCTTTAGCGCTGTTGTTTTTCCAATTCCAGAGTGTGTCGAATAGGTACTTAGGTACAACCCCGTCTGACCAGTAAACCTGACCAGAGGCGCCGCGAACGAAGCGGCGAGTATTGCGTCTAGTGCAGGGCGCTGTTGCGACGTGATGAGCTTCGACGCGGCCAGCCATGGGGCAATGTCTCCCGAAGGTTTGTACTGATTACTGAGCATTGGATCGGGATTGGCGCTCGGCCGCGGCACTGCCGTGCTCCACATGTGTCCGGCGTAGACGAAGCCCTCGAGCTTGCCGCCTTTGGTCGACCAGCCGAACGGCATCGAGTTGACGACGTTCTTGCTGTCGGCTCGCATCTTCTCGATCCATGCCACGAAGAAATCTCCTAGATCCTGAAGCCCCTGCCGGCCGGGCAGCATACCTTGCCGGGCGATCATCTTGCCGAACGCATTTTTGTCCACGATGCTTTCGTAGGGCACCCGGATCTGGCGTTCGTAGCCTTGGTGGGTGTGGGTCGAGAAGTTGAGCACTGGCGGCTCCTGCTGGAGCCACGGCTTCTCGATGACGAATGTCGTGATCGGCAGAAGCGTCTGCACGCCCTGATCGTCGGTTTCGACGCGGCTGATCAGGTTGTTGGCATCGTATTGGTAGTTCGATGGCAGGTCCGCCAGAGGTGTCGCGGTAGCAGGCGCCACCTGAAGTGCGCTCGCTGGAGCGCCCGGCGAAACATTACTTGCGACAACGGCTCCATGGGCGTGCGCTTGAGATGGCGCCGCCACTTGTAGGCGAGCAAGAGGAGAGCTCCCGAGCGATAGCCGCGGGCAAGTTGCGCACTGAGGGGCGCCATAGGAAGCGATCGTCTGACAACGCGGCCATCCAAGATCACGCGCTCGCTGTGTCCCCTGCTGGCGATCATAGAATGCGTCAACGTCCGCGGCGCTGTAATTGGGGTGGCCTTGGCAAAGTTTGTGTGCAGTCGCCCGGCCACCTTGAGTAAACAAGCTGATGTTGATCGTCTGCAGCCATATCGGGTTGCTATTGTTGCTCGCTCCTCCAGTCGCGAGAGTATCGGCGAGGAATGGGCAGCCATTGGCGATCTCCTCGATTGTCGGAAGAAGGATCTCCATACCGGCCGCCAGCCCATCGGACAGACCCGGCAAGGTAACACTTGAAAACACCGCGGCAGGCGTCCCGAGCGTCGATCTGGTGACCGTGACAGCCTTGGGGACTGATGCCGAGTACATGCCGAAATACGGCGCCAGCGGCCCTTCGAGAGCTTCGATGAACTGGTCGCCGTGGGTCTGACCTAGTTGGGTAACTGGTCGAGGTGGATCAGATTTATGGTTCCACGTTCCCGGCACACGGAGCAATCGCACGCCGTCGACGATGCACTGAGTGTCGCCTCTAAATCCTTGCCCCACAAACGCAGCACAGAGAGCACCTGCCAGTCGGGCCCAACGATCATGGTCGATCGGGTCGACGAGTGTCCAATGCGCGTGAAAACCACCAGACCCGGAACTGATCGCGAAGGAGTGCAGCGGAAGGCGGAGGGCTTCACGGATGCGAACAAATTCGCTGACGGCCTCTTCTCGAGTGGCATATCCATGCTTGGGGTCCTCCGGCTTGACGTCGACGTCGATGTAGAGCGACTTGTGACGGGCGATGTTGGTCTGCCCACGGATCGCAGCGTAATACTTGCGGTTTTTCTTGGAGAGCTTTTCCTCGGCAGTCCGCTGCGAGCTCATGCACACATACACGTCGGTGCTGAGCGTGTTCGCCCACTCGATCGTGCGGGCTGCCTCTTCCGGTGAGCGACAGGCTCGGCCGGGCACCGCGACTGCCTGCTTGCCGTTTGGCCTCAGGAGCGGCTTGCCGGTCGTCTTGTCCGTCAGCCGGATGACGTAATGCACATTGACGTAGCTCGGCTGTTCGCCTTCTTGTGGCCACGGCAGCGCCCGAGCGAGAAACTCGCGCATTCAACCCCCTGAAGTCCTCCTTGGAAGAAAAGACGCAGCGCACGCAAACCCTAGTCGGTCTACATGCGCTGCGCCACACTCTCGGCTGGGGGGATCAGCCGAGCAGCTTGCCGAGCTTGTCGTCGAGCGATGCCAGTGCGGCATCGTTCGAGGGGGCAGCACCAGCCGGCGGGGGCGGAGGAACGGGCGCCGTTACCTGCGCGGGTGCTGGCGGCGCGGCCGGGACGGGCACGGCTTCGAGGGTAGGAGCCGGCGACGGTGGGGCAGCCACGGCGCCCGTACGGCGACCGCGAGTGGCCTTTGGCGGGGCCTGCTGTGCCGCAAGATGCTCCACGAGCTTCGGCATGTAGTCCGCCATCTGCTCCGGCGTGAGCGCGCTCATTTCGGCAGGAGTGAGCTGCTTGAACGGCACTCGCACCAGACCTGCCGGGATCGGCCCCGGATCGGCCCCAGCGTCCGTGTTCATCTGCAGCGGCAGCGACGGCACGGGGGGAGCAGTCTGAACGACAGCAGGCGCAGGCGGCGGGGCGACAGGTGTGGGCGGTGCGGGCGGAGCCGCTACCACGACGGGCGCCGGCGGCTGCTTGACGAACATCTTGCCAGCCGTCATGAGCTGCTCGTCCGTCCAGCCGGACGCGAGGAACTGCTCGCGGGTGAACGTCTCGCCGGCCGCCATCTGGTATTCGGGTGCTGGCGGGGCGGCAGGCACTGTCGAGGTGGGAGCGGGCGGAGTCGTGGGGACTGTCGGAGCCGCCGGTGTAGCAGCGGGCACAGCCACGCCCGCAGGGCCGCCGGCCACTGCACCGGCCGCGCTACCTGCGTGGGTAAGCGGCGCCGGCACCTCCGCCCTCACCTGATCGACCGCCTCCGACAAGATGCGCTTGGTGCGGGGGTCGTTCTGGATCTCGATCACCTTCTCGGCCTCGCCCGGGCTGAGAGCTCGCACCGCGGCCCAAGTGATCTTGGGGTAGGCCGACTGCATGTCGAAGCCGATCTGGGTGCGCACGGTATAGAACGCGTGACCGAACTGCTGCAGATCGGAATTGTACTTGCCCATGTCCTGTAGCGATGCCGGTGGCACTCGCAGCAGCATCGGGCCGCCGAACATCTCGTTGCCCATGTCGTCGGCCGGCACGACCACGAGACGCTTGCTGTCCTGACACGCCTTGCCCGGCTTGCCATTGGACAGCGTCTTGGAGCCCCAGACTGCCTTGGGACAGGTGGCGCACAGCTCGGACTGCTTGTGCGGCGACGCCGGATCGGGCGCCAGACCGTTGACGCTGAAGCAGTCGGGCGCTTCGCTGTCGCCCTCGGAATACTGACCCTCGTAGTAGATCTTGGCGACGGCGGGCGACGCGTGAGCGATGACGACGTCGATCGTCGGGCGCGGCTGCGGATGTCCGCCCGGTACGGTCGGCGGGATCACGAGATCGGTTTCGTCGCCGCGATACTTGATACGCCACACCTTGCCGCGCAGGGTGAGGATGGGGAAGCTGCCGCCGATGCCCTCGTTCAGGACCCCTGCCGGGACCTGCGACTGGTGGAAGACGGGTGCGGCCGCCCCGAGATGTGCCAGCGCATTCATGTTGCTCTGCGTGGTTGGTAGGTTGCTCAAGACGTTCTCCTGTTGTTGACGGACTGGTTACCTTATCAGGTCGTTGTTAAAGCGCCGACGAGTTCTTCCATTGAAATGCAAATTTGAGAAGCGAGTAGCGCCATCAGCTCTGGTTCTTCCCCGTCCCGCGTGAGGATGATCGTTCGCTTGCCGGCGCCTGCCATCCAACCCAATTCGAGATGGGCGGACCGCCCGCACGGCAGGAGGAGGACGCCGACATCGGCCCACTTCATGCCGTCGAAGTCGCTGTTGAAGCCGCGTTGCGCCAGTGGCTTAGCGAGCATCGACCGATACGTCGCGCTATCCCATGCCTCCCAGTTCGGGTCTAGCTCGGACCAACGAAAACCGTCTTTGATCCCGCCCGGCGGATTGCGGAAATCATAGACTTCATGTCCTGCCTGCCGAAGCGCTTCGACGGCCGCAGGCTGTTGCTGGTTACGCCAGCTCGACGCGAGATAGATCTTGCTCATGATCTAGGTCGCGCTCGGTCGGCGAACGCTGATCGTCTGCATGACGGTGAACTTGATGCCGGGCGGGAGCTGCTGGTTGGCGTCCGCCCATGCCCGCACCGCCGGTGCGTTGGCCCGCAGGTCGGCAAGGTCCCAGTCGCCCATGTTGACGACGTGTGCGCGGAACGCCTCCATGTCGGACACCGTCGCCGACGCCCGTTCGGTGGCAGTGATCGTGCCGCCCTCGGTCTTCATGGACTTGACGTTGGCTTTTTGCAACACGTCGGCGAAGATGCCATCGAGCATCTGTCGAGCCTCGCGGTAAGGCTTGAGCTCTTCCTCGTGCTTCTTCTCGAGTTCCTTGATCTTGTCGCGGAGATCGACATATTGCTTCGCTCTCTTCGCTACATCGACGTCTGACATAATCCAACCTTTCCTAGAAGGTAACACTTAGATAATGGGTAATGTAACACTTGTCAAGGGGTTAATTTATCAACTGATAGATGACGCAGCCTTTATACGGCCCCCTAATAGCGCGCTCGCGCCATACTTTGCACCACCACACATAGCGGCCGGTACCCATAGCGCCGAGGCGCACTGGATACCATGCGAACCAGAAATCCGTCTTGAAACAATCGTTATAGCTCAACATGTGTTACGCCTCCCCCGGATAGGCATCCCGAGCGGCGAGCTTGGCAAACTTCTCGTACAGCTCTGCCTTGCACCACGCTTCGTAGAATAGCGGCATGAGTTTTTGACAGCGCTCGGCCTCCCATCCGGCGTAGCGGGTCGGAGTGCCCTTCTCTTCAAAGAAGTAAATCACCATTCGGACGAAACCTTCATCGTCCGCGTTCTTGTAGACTGCCATGTGTTACTCCCTGAACATGTCCAGTAATTCCGTCTGCATGTTCTGGCTGTTGATCAGCAGACTGTAGATCCGCTTCTCAGCGGCCGTCGACTGCAGATGGATGTACTGTTGCTTGCGCGTCTGCCCGACACGTCGGATGCGCGCGTTCGCTTGATCATAGATCTCGAGCGACGTGATCGGCCCGAACCAGACAATCGTGTCGGCAGCAGTCAACGTAAGTCCATGCGCCATCACTTGAGGATGGGCGTTGATGATCTCGTACTGCGGCGTGTTCTGGAACGCGTGAAAGATCTCGCCACGTTTACCTGCCGAGGTATCGCCCGACACGGACACGACGTCATAGCCGCCTTTCTTCATGGCGGCCTCGAGCCCGGCGAGCGCATGCTTGAACGCCGAGAACACAATTACCTTGCCTTGCTTGGCGGCAAGTATGTCCATCAACGCCTGCAGGCGGGCATCGTTGTCGAGCTGCACGACAGTGCCCTTGTTGTCGTAGACGTAGCCGAGCGAGATCTGCAGGAGCTTGTTCAGCGCAGCGCCGGCGTTGGCCGCCGTGATCGCCTGTCCGTTGACCATACCGAAACAGTGCTTGCGCATCTCTTCATAGATCGTCTTCTGGCGCGCGCCCATGTCGACGTCGATGCGCCGGGAGATGTATTGCGGCAGCTCCGTGACGTCCTCCAGCGCGAACCGCACGCTGGGCTGCAGCACCTTGTACGCCTGTTCGTTTGCATCCGGCCGCGGCACCCACTTGAACGCCGTGACCTTGTACATGAGCTGCTCACGGAACCGGCCGAAGCGCATCGGCACGGTGTGCGGCGTCACGATCTTGGCCTGCCCGTACACGTCGGTCGGCGCGTGCGGTGTCGGGGCGCCGGTCAGCCCGTACACTCTTTCGCGGGTGTCGGCGAGTTTCTTCATGAGCTTCGATCGGTCGGTGGCGTTGCGATAGACAGCTAGCTCGTCTAGGCACAACACGTCGATGTCGGGCCGCTTCGTCAGCTCCTCGTATATGGTTCCGACGCCGTCATGGTTGATGATGTAGATGTCGGCGTCGCGCGCCAGCGCTTCGAGGCGCTTGGCTCGGGTGCCGTAAACGACCTCGCATTTGAGGTGCGGCACAAAATCAAACGCTTCGCGCAGCCATGTGAATTTGAGCGTGGACAAAGGTGCCACGATCAACATTTTGTTGGCCTGCTTCAGTCGTTTAAGCGCATCGAACGCCCACAACATGCAGACGCTTTTTCCGACCCCCATGCCAGACAATACATAGGCACGCTTGTTTTCAGTGAGAAGTTCGACTGTTTCTTTTTGTACCTCAAACGGTGGCTTACCTTCTGGGTGCGGAAAATTGTAGTACAATGTGACAGGCGACGGCGCGTCAATGCCGAGATTGCGCAGCATAATTACGCTACCGAGATCGTGTTTGATCGTACCTACGTCTGCGCCAGTCGACTTAAAATCGGGAAATAGGTTAATAATATCGGAGCGTGCTGGCACAGAGAGGTAGTGTTCTGCTTCGATCATGGTAGGTGTTTCCAGCGGAGGCGGTTGCGGATTTTATGTATCGTTCCGCGCGATACATTGTACTGTGGTGCGAGTATTGTATCCGATCGCCCATCTGCTCGAATGGCAAGGACTTGCGCCTCTGTCAGTTTAGCATACGTGCAGCGGGCGCCGTATTGATGGCGATCTTTCTGAATTTTGTCTTGCATGTTGGCGGAGACATCTCCAAGCCAGAGATGCTTCGGGTTGACACAGCGCGGATTGTCGCCCATCGGACAGTCGTGCAACACTTGTTTGCCTGCAGGGACAGAACCATGATGGAGGGTCCACGACACACGATGCGCAAATTCCCAACCGCGTCCGCGTGGGCCGATCCCCAGCTTGCCGTAGCCTTTCTTGTCAACGGCTGCGCGCCAAGGCCAACAGTCGTTTGGAGCGCCGCGCGTGACCTTGTTCCAGAAACGAACGTCAAGGGGGGCAGTGTGTCCCATGTGTTACCTAGCAAGGTACGCGAGCACTAGCACGAGCAAGCCAGCGACGTAGAGCTTCAAGGCTACTCGGCCCGCAGACCACAAATACGGCTGCGCCGCTCGCCAGCATGCGGAGCGCGCACTCGCGCTGTCTTGGGGTAAGATGTTCATTGCTACTCGCTTTCGTCTCGATGTAGAGCGCGTGACCTGCCACGCAGCAGTTGAAGTCGAGCCCTGATTTGCCGAAGCCGCTCGGGACCGGCATGTCATAGTACGTCATCGGCGTCGCGTTCAGCAGCGTCTTGACCTTGGCTTTGATCTTTCCCTCGGGGGTCATTTTCATCTTTCAAATGAAAAATTGAATAAAGTGTGAGCGCTCATACACATGCCGACGGTGAAGAGAAATATGCCTAGCATGCTGTCTCCCTGCGGTAGTGGATCAAACGAGTTCAACACTTCAGCCGCAAAAAAGCCTGTTGTTAGGCCACCAACCGCGCAAGTGTATCGGTTGGAATGTTCGACAGTCATCGCGGCGACCCCTTTCCATGAAACGCGCAGCTCGTGACAGGACACCAGCTCTTGCACAATCCGCTCGGCTTCGCAGGAAACGTGAACGTCGTGCAGGCGTGCTCGTACTGCTCAAGCTCGGGCCACAGATGGTTCCACAGCAACACGATGTCGGCGCGGGTGAACATGATGTCGGTCTGGGCATGATTGCCGAGCCAGACGTAGCGGGTCGCGACTTTCTGCACCTGCGGATACGCAGCAAACACCCACGCCGCCATCAAGCCGAGCTGAGTAGCGTCTTCTACGATTTTACCCGTTTTGTAGTCGATGGCGATGGCAGCGTCGCCCAACACTTTAACGACGTCGCACTTGGCTCGATACCAGACGCCTTTGTCAAAATAGTCGCACGCCGAGAAATCACGCCGCAGCGCCGCCTTCTGCTCAACCAGCAGGATCGTGCCGGGCGGCACGTAGGCTAGGATCTTCAACGCTTCTGGCTCGAAATGAGCGATCGCGGGCGGCAGGGGCACGCCCTTACTAACGCGCAGTTCCATCGCCTTGTGCACTTCGTTACCGAACTTGAGGGCTTCGCCTTCTTCCTCGGAAAAGTTTTTCGCAAGATCCACTTCGTAGTGTTTCTTCGGACAGTTGCGGTAGTTCTTCAAGCGAGAGTAAGACCAAGTAAACGGCTTCGCCTGCGCGGCCTGACCGTTCGCGTATGTGGTTGTCGTCTTGAACGGCAAAGCCATGAGAGTTACCTACGCAGGTGTCGGCGGGTTCGCCGGTTAAGGATCTTGTTGTACTGGCTCATGATCTCGTCGATCGGCCCGACCAACAGCCGGAACGATGCGACGAGAGTTGTCGACGGAAACTCCTCTTGATCGTCCTCCAGCGCCCCGATCTCGCCGGTGCGCCGGTCCGTCCAGCCAACATAGACCTTTCGATTTGCCGGGTCGATGTGAAGCTGGATGTCGTACAGGGGAAAGTCGTGATGTTCCCGCACGAAGCGATCCCAGCCCATGTGAGCGAAAAACCTCTCCAGAGGCCGAGGAGTGGAGATGTTGATCGTCACTAGGTCGATCACTTTTTCGCGGTTGTCTTCCGTGCCCAGCCGCGCCGCTTGACCTGCGCGACGAGCTTGGGGATCAACACGACCATCGCCTTGCCGCGCTTGATCTGCTGGCGAAACCTACTCGTGCACGACACGCAATCGCAACCGATGTACGACTTCATGGTCATTGCCGCGTTGGTTCCCCAGTGAGCTCTGGCTCTCGTCGGCGTGAACCAACGGCAACCGGAGTAGACCACGAAACCTTCCGGATTGTACTTGGTCGGTTTTTGCCTGACGGCGTAAATCGGATAGCCGTAGTCTTCCTTGCGGATGATGACGTCTTTGTCTTCCGCCACCTGTTTTCTCTTGAAGCGATACAAATAAAGCTCAACCGCATCGCGATGTAAATACTTCATATAACCCTCCTGTTGATCAGCCTTTCGTCTTGCCGTAACACTTGCCGATGCCCACTTCGCAGTTCAAGGGGATCGTCGGCATCCACACTGGCGGCTTGCGCATTTCCTGCTCGAGCAGCAGCTTTACCGTCGGCGCGCACTCGTCCGGGCAGACATAAGCCAACTCGTCGTGCGCTTGAAGCGCCAACCTCGCTAGGTAATTAGCCGCCAGCACGTCCTTCAGTCTAAGGGCAACGTCCATCGTGATGATCCGGGCCAGTGCCTGCACAATGTTTTCGAGCAGCTTGCCGCCGTAGAGGCGCTTGATGCGGTTGCCGTACAGGAAGATCCATTCGCCTGTGAGGGCGGAGCGATGTAAATTGCGGTAATGAAGGCACAGCCCGCTGGGCAGCACGATCTTCTCGAACATGATCCGCACGGGGCCGAGCATGAAGTCCGTGCTCGGGTTGGTCATGGCCGGGATGACGACGTTCAACAAGTAAGGCCACATGCCGGAGATTTTGTGCTTGTCGCTGCGGTAGATGTTCACGTGGCGCATGGCGTCGGCGTTGCTCAACACGATCTGCACGCCAGCCTGCTCCATAGACAGATGCTTGACGCTGGCTTGGTATTTGCGCCAGCCCACTTGAAACTGGCAGCTCAGCATGCCGGTCTTGCCGCAGAAGCGTTCGCCCACGGTCGCTCTCGTCACAGGATAGCCGAACCACTTTGTCGCCTGCGTAGAATACGGATCGCCACCGAGCCGCAGTTCTTCCAGCAGGTCGAGCTGACCGCACAGCTCCGCGCACACTCGGAGCTCGATCTGGGCTTCATCGCCGGCCACGATCGATTTACCTGCCGGGGCAACGATGCTCTCGCGCAGCATGGCCCGCGGGCGCTTCCTAGAGGGCCGGGAGAGGTTCTGCTGGTTCCATTTCCAGTCGCCCGACAGGCGATGCGTGTGGGCCCCGGAGGGCTTCAGGGCCACGGGAAACACGTTGTCGCCCCAAGCCGGGTAGTGCAGCCCAGCCGCATTGATGAACCGCTCCGTACGGGTTTCCTCGATCGTCGACTTGATGCCCAGCCGGGCCGCCGTGATGGTCTGAACCGCCAGATCAGGATGGTCGAGCAGCTCTTTCATCCCTTCGTCCGTCTTGGCGAACGCCCATGTGACTTGTTGCGTCTGCAAGGATATCTTTGTCGGCGGCGTGACGCCCATGCCTTGCAGGATTTCGGCAAATTTGTCGTTCGACATGAGCGAGCCGATCGACTGGGCCTTCATCTCAGGAGTCGACACGTCGAGGCCGGCAGCCTGCAGCACCTGATCCTTCTCCAGCTTCACCTGCAGCAGATGCTCGCGCAGCACCGGCACGTCGAGCTTGAACTGCGGCTCGAGCGCCATGCGGTGCACCATGTCGTTGAGGTGCAACTCCGATGCCGGCATGGAGGGAAGCAGTTTCAGAAGGCTGCCCCAGCAGAGCTCGGCGTCTTGGCAACTGTACGCGGCGTATTCATCGTAGAAGCCGGCGTTGATGATGTCCTGCCGCCGCATGTTGGCGACCTTGTGTATGGTACTGCCCTTGCGCCCGACGCCGAGGTAATTGGCCATGCTGTCGAGATCGTGCCGCGGCAGCACGTGGCCCAGAAGGGCCCGGGACAGCGCCAGCGTGTCGATGTAGAAGCCGAACACGGCACCGTGCCGGAACGATGCGATGCCGCCGTCAAAGAGCACGTTGTGGGCGATGAAGCAGATCTTCTTCAGGTCACCCAGCGAGGTAATGAACCGGCCGATGTCGGGGCCGTCGATCCAGAATGTCTTCTCGCCGTTGATCTTCCACGCTGCGCCGATCTCCTCGAAGCGGGGATCTAGGATATAGGACGGCGGGTCCATTACTCGCAGAGAATACTTCTCCTTCGGGGAGTAGTAACTTTCCCAGTCGCCGATGACGTACGTCCAGTTGCTCATCGGCGTGCCTCGAGTTCTTTCTCCAACTTCTCTATGCGTCGCAATGCGCCCCCAATAACATACATGTGCGCCACCTGCATGGTGACCAACCAAACGATAATTATTATCCACCCACCGTTCATGAGCGCATCTCGCGCAACCTGACAATCTTGAAGCCCTTGCCGAAACTGCGGCGATACTCTTCAGCCAGCTCGCGTGTTGAGAAAAACGGGCCGTCGCCATAGTCGCCGCTGCCGTGGATCGAGCGCATTTGCTCGTGCATGATCACATAGACTTCCAACACTTTAGGTCGTGTAGGTGCTGCAGGTCCGCAGTTCATGTAGCACGGCCCTTTCCCACAATCGAAACAGTCAACTTGATCGCTCATGACCGCATCATCCCCAACAACCGTGTCTTGATGATCTTCTTCACCATCACGTCGTCGACCTGCCCAAAGTGAAAGCCGATGTCGAGTGTGCTCCCGTCGCCAAACAGGGCTGTCACGATCTTGTGCCTGCCGCCGTTGAACCATCGGATCTCGATGGCCCCAGCTTCAAGCAAAGCCCGCTTGGCAGCCTGTTTGGCTTTGCGGGACATCACACGACGCTTACGACGACGCTGGTCGCGGGCTTGCGCCGGGTCGGCAGCGCGCCGACGAAGCGCCGGAGCAGCTCGGCCCGGCTTAGCTGCATGCGGTCGCAGTAAGCGTCGAACTTCTTCGCCGTGCTCGTGCGCATGCGGAACGACCGGATGATGTCGAAGTCCCCAGCCGTGCGACGGCGCAGCGGCATCTTGCCTCGACCCTTTTCCTTAGCCATGAATTACCTCTCGTGTTTACCTGTTCAGGTGACAAGTGTTACCTAATGTAGGTATTGTTTATGGGCCTGTCAATAGGGAACGTGGCAGTATTTGCCAGTCCCAAATACGTATCTCTTGGCGGCGTGTCGGGAAGCTCTGCCTTGGGTACAGACGGCACGGCTGACTTACGAACAACATGCTTAGTCTAGTGTTGAGTAGGTCCGGGAAAAAACTTTCCTCTTCGACCACACCGTCTAAAAAATACTTACCGTGACCGGCATACCAATATCCGACACGCCAACACACTAATTGCGTAGCCATCCGACCCTCTTCGGCTTGGCCGATGTGGCGTTCAAATCCAGCACCGCTCGCACCCGCTGCACGCTGGCGAGCGCCTTCACTTGGGCCTGCAGCGCGCCCTCACGTAGCTCCGCCGCACTCTCTCGGGCGGACACATTGGCCTCCCGCTCGGCCACGGCATGCTCGCGGGCAGAGACTTCCTCCGCGGCACGCTCGAGAAAGTCGCCGATCTTGGCTGTTTCGGCGGGGCTGATCTGCCGGAACTGGACGCGCAGGATGGCGTCAATGGCATCGCGAATTTCTGACATCATTCGTCCTCCGTCAATTCAACGTCGAGATTACTGTCGACAGACAGTGTGACTGCGGGAGAGATCGACACATCCGGCAGATCGGGGTCGTCGAAGCTACAGTCGCTGATCGTGATGTCGTCGAACTCTCCGTCAGGCAGTTCGGCTGTGCCGCCATCCATCGCACGCCATAAGGTACGTGCCTCTTCAACGGACGAAGCCTTGATGTAAGCCGTCGCCTCGATGGTGATCTCGGCTCGGTAAAGTTTCTTCTCTGGCATGTGTTACTCCTCTGTGATGCCGGCCGCTTCGGCATCGGCTATAGCTATGTTGACTTGGTCAAGAAGCGAAACGCCGGTCGTGACCGACGATCCTGTTGATTGGACACGCACTAGAGCTAAAGTCGCGTGGGGATTTTTCACTACTTCCTTCAACGCTTTGAGCATAGCGCGCGCAGCGTAAGGGGCGAGCGGAGCGAGTGTAGGCATAAGCGTTACCTCTTCGGGTTTGTCGCGCACTCCGCAGCGAAGATGCTGCGCGCGACTGGTTAAATATCAACGATCGGATCGAAGCGCTGCGGCCAGTCCGAGTAGCTAACTTGCTTGACGTCAGCCAGCATCATGCTCACCGCCGCGTTCTGCTTGGGTGCGTCGGGAAGCATGAGCCCTTCCGATATGATCTGGTTGGCACGCTGGATGCCGGGGAGCATTTCCTCCGGCACCGGCCGGCGCGAGGCCGACGACGGTTTGGCAAGTCTGCGTGCCAGCGCTGGATCGTACTTGCTGATCAGCGGCACGAGACCAGGCAGCAGGCTCCTCGCATGCAGCCTGTCGCCCTTGTCGCAGAACTCGTTGATCCAGTTGAACACGGCGCGCACGAGGCCGTAGTTGGTGGCGCTCACCATCCACTCGCGAATATTCTCGTGGATCTGATCGACGAGCTTCGGACAAACATCGTCGTGCAGCTTGGGACTGTTGCCGGCCCATCGGGGGAAGCGGCCGACTTGGTTATCCAGCCAACCGAACACTACAGATGCGTTACTGCCGCCGAACTCATACAGCGGACTGTCGGACGATGCTTGCCATCGCTGCTTGGGAAGGTCGATGCGGCAAACATAGGAGGAAGAGTACATGCGGCCGCCGTAATGCCGCTCCACCTGCAGTGACAGTTCCCGCTGATCCGGTGGCAGGATCGTTCGCCGCCACTGGCCGATGTCGATATCGGTCTTGCGGATCAGGTTGTTGTGCTTCATGGCGAGCTTGGCGATCTGAAGTCGGATCGCTTCGCTGTCCAGACCGTTGAATGCTGTCGTGTACTTCGGACCGTGACTTGACATATGTGTTACCTCGTTGGGTCAATCGTTTGTATATTGGTCCCAGATGGGGACTTCCTCCCGGCGGAAGAACTCCGGCGGGGTAGCTGTTCTCTCGAGTTGCGCCGACCATGCGCCATAGCGCTTTTTCACTTGTTCCGCCTCGGCAAGAAAGCTGTTCAGTCTGTCGATCATGTAAAAGATTGTTGATCCGTCGCAAATGTGCGCATCGACCTGCACGAGTTGCCAGCCGCAGATATCACGCCACATGCACGGTCTGTAAATCGCAACCCAGCAGGTAGCACGGTACTGCATGTGTTACCTGCGGAGGTTTAGTGGAATGAAATCCCAAATTTGGATTTCAGTCATTGTGTCTGGCGGTTGAAGAGGGGCTGGCAGCGATATATAGAACACACCGTCGCTATCCGCAGACGATATATCGAGCAAGCGTGTCGGTTGCCAACTATTGCGAGGTTCAACGTAAGCTCTCGTGCCGTCGCGATAGTACACGCAACGTCGCCAGCCTTCAGGCACTGCCATGTGTTACCTCTCAAGGTGATCCCAGATAGGAATTTCGATGCTGCGAACTGGTGTTTCGCCTAAGCACGTAGGTCGAGACATATATCTCACGCTACCGCAGCGCAGCGGCTCATCGTAAAATTTCAAAAGCCCCATTCCCCTCACTGTGTGGGAAATCACAGTGCGTTTGCCGTGCTTATCGTACCCAACCCGGCACCACTTCTCAGGCGCTGCCATCGTTCGGCACCTGCACGACTTTGCCCCACGGGTACTTCTTCGGCTCGCCGCTGATGTCACCCCAAATCACAGGGTAATCCGTCGGCTCGCGCGACGGGAACGTGCCGTCACCGTCGGTGAGGTAGACCAGCGCGTCGACGTTCTCGAGGCCCATCTCCTTGATCATCTTGAACACGGGCTTGAAACTCGTGCCGCCGCCGCCCTTGGCGCCCTTGCAGTAGGCCGTGTGCAGGTCTGTCGGGTCCTCGATGTCGTCGACACGGTGGACCTTGGCATCGCACCACATGAGCACGATGCGCCGCGGCCGCAGATCCTCGAGGATGCCGCCCACTTCACTGAAGAAGCGCTCGATCAATTTCGGCACGGCGTATATGGAACCGGAAGTATCGGCTCCTATCACGATCGTGCCGGCGCCTTTGCCGCTCTTGCCCGGCGCGCCGATGCCTCGGGTGATCAATCGGCGGTCGAGCCGGCGATAGTCGTAGGAGCTGCCGCCGACGTGCCGTGCGAACAACGCCTCGATATGGTCGGTCCAGTGCACCTTGGGCTTGAGCAGCTCCTCGAACATCTTCTCGAGCGCTTCGGGCAGCTTTCCTGCCGAGCGGGCCACCGTCATGGCGCCGATGACTGCCTGCTGCCACTGCTGCGGGTTGGGCTGCGCCTCCGTGCTGTCGGGGTCCTGACCGGAGCTTGCCCCGGGAGGTAAGTGCTCGTCGAACTGGCCTTGAGCGAAGCGCGAACCGGCTCCTGTTTGGTCGGGTTTGTCTCCTCCGCTGCCTTCGCCAGCGTCCGAACCTTCGCCCTTTCCACCGCCTCCCTTCTTGGCCTCCTCGAAGATCCGATGGTACGCCTCCTGCCAGCTCGTATTGCCGTCGGCGATCTTGGGATCGAGCAGCCAGCCCTTCTTGCACTCGCCGATCTTGGCTTCGACCAGCATGGCGTTGATGACGAAGTCCTGCGCGAAGTTGGCGATCAGCGGATGGTACGGCAGGCTCTTGCCGCCCCACAGCACGGGGAGCTGGCCGCGCACATGCGCATGTCTCTGCGCCAGATGCAGATGCATGGCGTGGGCGATCTCGTGACAGCAGCAAAACACCTGCTGCTGCAGGGTCAAGCCGAAGAAGAACTCCGGGTTGGCCATGATGCGCTTGCCGTCGGTCGCCATGGTTGGGTTGGGTCTGCCCGACGGTAGTTCCGTCGTGAAGTAGATCACGTTGTCGGTGTCGTCCGGGTTCATCATACGATGAAGGAGGTACGAAAAAGCGGGGACAGACCAAATTAGTTTGGACTTACATTCGTTCCATTTCTGCAATTGTGCAGGTGTAAGAGCTATCGACTTCATGTGTTACCTCTGCAGGTTAAGTGATCCCAGATGGGGATTTCGGTACGACGAATGGGAAGATTTTCTCTTCGAGGATAAAGCACCTCCGGCCACGAATACCAATCTCCGAATTGGTCAGGAGATCTAGCATGAAAATGAAACTGACTAACCGGACCAAAGCTGTTCGGCAAGCCAGTCTTCTTAACCGTAAGAACATCTCCACCAATACATGTGTTACCTCTCAAGGTGATCCCAGATGGGGATCTCCACAATGTCGTTCATGTAGAACGGGGCTTGTCGTGCGAAGCGGACACTGCCGCTCCACACGCGGTGGTGATTATCGACTGTCAAAACAGGACTACGATATGTTCCTGCTCTGATGTCGAACATGAACCGCGCAGCTCCTCCACCGGATTTGCTGAGGAAATAGCATGCGAGTATCCAGTCGCCCGCATCGGCAATGCCGACTTGGATCTGCTCACGCCTCGCTTTTGTCGCGCGTCTCCTTATCCTCCAGATCAAGATCCTCCTTGCCGGCGACGAAGTCGTCGGAGTAGAGATGCAAGTCGGGCTTGGGCGAGCCGGGGTCCATGGCACCGTGAGCCAGATGGGCCGCGCCCCAGACGTCGCGGGCGCTGTTGCGCACGACTTCGAGGATCGTCTTCTGGAGTTCCTCGTTGCTAGTGTCGAAGCCGACGACGAGGTGGTATTCCTTCTTCATGTGTTACCTTTCGGGGTTGTTTGTATATGGTCCCAGATCGGGACTTCAGTTCGACGCCTCGGGAGACAATCCTCCCGAGGATAGAGTTTCATAGGGAACGAGCACCACGTGTAAGTTTGGCCAACGGTGAGCTCGATCATCGTGTTTCTTTTTTCAGGGCCGCTACTTACTAGAGCCAAACCGCCTCCCCGATTATAGACCCAACGCCACCACTTACCTGTATAGGTCTTCACTGCCCCCTCTTATTGAGATATCAAAGCAATCAAACCTGCGTTCTTCGGCGTGAACTTCTTGAGGAACGCCGGATGTGATAGCAGTCGGAAGTTGCGCTTGATGGCTGCGGCCCCAAAGGTTACCTGAAAGTCGGGCGGCAGCCGCAGGGCATAGTCGATCACCTTGTCGGCCGTCTCCGGCGTGATGCGGTGGGCACAGTCGTACGCTACCAACATCTTGCCGTCCGGCTTGGACGGGATCTCCGTGCCGGCAGGGTCCTTGACGATCGTCTCGAAGTCGGGAACCTCCGTCTTCATGCGGCACCACGTCAGGAAGTGGTCAGCGGCCGCGGCGCCGATCAGGCCAGACGCCATCTCCGTCATCATCGAAAGCTGCCTCTCGTCGCCGACCGGGAGCGCGCCGCTGGCATCCTGCATCTTGCTGAAGAGATGCGAGAGCATGACCAGCGTCCGCGGCGTGCAGTATGGCCCCTGCTTGTCCGGCACCTTCCCGCTGAACACGACGTCGATGTTGCGCTTGGCGAACGCCGTGTAGAGCGGGTCGATGTTGTTGCGCACGGCCCAGTCTTCCCACGCGTTGACGTCGGGCAGGATGTGCACCTCGGCCCGCCGGTTGATGATGAAGTCGTACTCCTTCGTCGAGCCCGAGCGGTCTTCCGCCCGGTTGGCGGCGGTCATGATGCCGATGCCGTCGTGGACGAACCAGTTGCCGGCTACGCCCTTGAGGATGACCTGCGCCAGCGCCCGCTTGGTGTCGGGGTCGACCTTGTCCCACTCGTCGAAGAAGACGATACCGCGCTTGTAGCTGTTCATCGGCTTGCCTTGACTGGACATCATCCACGGTGGCATGGTGAACTCGCTGATGGCGACTTCCTCGGTGTCACCGTCGGAGGTAACCATCGAGCGCTTGCCCGGCACGAGGTAGCCCAGCACGTCGGGCGGCGTGAGCGCGGCCGCCATGATGGTGCACAGGCCCCACTCGAAGCCGTCCTGCTGCTTGTACTTCTCGACCAATCCCTCGACCGTCTCGGACTTGCCGAGTCCGGGCGCCGATACGAGCTGCACGGTGATGCGGGCATCAAGATAGTGACGGGCGACGTTGGCGAATTGCGTGAGGTTCATGTGTTACTTCTCCTGTGTTGCCTATGAGAGGCAGTTACCCGTCTAGGTGATCCCAGATAGGAATTTCGATGCGTCGAACGGGCAGGCTCGCCTTCGTCGGGTAGAGCGCCACGGGAAAATACGCTACGCCAAAGTAACGCGCGGTGCTCACGAGCTCCGCACCGTGCCCGGCGAGAGTACTGTATTTCCGCGGCTGCCAATTAGGCTTCTCTCCCAAAGGCAAGTGCACGCGCCACCACTTCCCTTGACTTGGCCGTAACTGCCCTCGCCTGCTCATGTGTTACCTCTCAAGGTGATCCCAGATAGAAATTTCGATGCGGCGTGTTGGTAGGGAGGCGAGGTCGGGATAGAGCTTCATCGGCATGGGGGAGTGCCGGATGAAGCCAAAATCCTGATGCCTTATGAAGGGTTGGCAGCTCGTGTGCGTGACATATCGTGTGCTCCCGAGCACTGTGTGACACTGAGATGTCTTGCCTCTGTATGTCAAACTAGACACCCAGCGGAAACACCACCATTCATACTTCGCCACGGAGCACCTCGTATATGCGCGACAGCGCGTCGTGCCAGTCGATGATGCGCTCGAAGCCGGTGAACAGCGGCGCGTCGCCGAAGAGGTAGGCCACCTGCACTTCGTCGAGCGCGAACAATTCGGTCAGCGCGTCGAACCCGGCGATCGTGTATGGTACGCCGGCCCGGTAGCGCTGCAGCATGATCGCCCCCTGCCGATTACCTGCGTAAGTGCCGGACTGCACGACGAGGCCGAGCGCTTGGAAGTGCGGATCGTGTGCGGCCCAACCGGCAACACAGCCGAACGTCCCGCATGGATGCCAGAACACACTCATGTCGAGCGCGCTGTCGGCGTCGATGCGCTGACGCACCACTTCGGCAAGGTGCTCGAGCAGGGCAATGTCAGGCATTAGAAGCCTTGTTGAGTAAAATTACCATGGTGCGCGCGAACCGGATTAGCTCGACCTCCGTCATCGTGAGACTGTACTTCAACAGGATGACGTAGGGCACCGTGCCCTTGTAGATCGTGAAGCGTTCCTGTCCAGTGCCGAGTGAGTACATGAGTTACCTCCAAACCACATGTTACCATCATAGGTAACACTTGTCAATGGGAAAGAACAAGGGGCGGCACGGCATATCCCAGCGCGTGCCCATGATAGCAGCATATGCTGATATCATGCAGTCTCTCCGCGGAGAGAGCTGACCCCCGTCGGCAATCGGATGTTTGTTTCCCGAGTGCCTATTCGATGATGCGCGGATCGTCGGAGATTTTCTCCGTGACCCGCACGCTGGCAGGCAAGCCGTCGGCGTCGATCGGCCCTCGATAGAGCACGCGGTTGCGGCCGTTGCCGTGCCAGTTGATCATCTCGACCACGGCATGGACGTTGTCGTTGGCGTCCTTGCTGAGATTGATGGCAATGCCGCCGTGCCAGCTCGCGGCAACGACCCGCATGCCCCAGTGCCCGAGTCGATGCGCTTCGCCGCGCTCACCCTGACACGATCCGTAAAACTCTGCCATGTGTTACCCTCCAAGATCAGAAAACAAACTACGATCGCAGAACCATGTATAGCGATGTTGCCACCGTTCCTCAAAATTTATGGAGTGGCTGGCAGTGACGTCGTAAGCAGCAGCCAGCTCGTTGACGATGCTGATCTGTTCGGGAGTAGCTTCGTGCACATGCACACAGACGAACAATTCGTCGCCCAAATCCGAGAACTGGACGATGTCTGGCAGCGCCATCGTCAAGGCAGCCCGCAGCTCCAGCCACTTCGGCATGAGTTACCTCTTGTGGTCAATCGCACTGTTGAGGAGAGACACGATGCGGTGCGCTAGCGCATCCATCTCCGTCGGACTGAACTCTCCGACGCTGTTGCGGACGCTCGTCGAGAGCACTGCGATGGGCTTACCGTTGAGGCAGAGAAGCCTGCCGGCCTCCAGTGTCCAAATGTCTTTCATTCGTCGAACGCCCTGAAGTCGAGCTGGTCGACAGTGTATTCCTCGCCGTCGTTGGCAAGGTAAACGACCCACTTCTCGATGGCGCCGAGCTTACGCACGCGCTCTTGCGTCTGTGATCCATCCCAGAACAACTCAGTCCCGCCCTGCCATTCCCAGTCAACGCCGTTGTCCATGCTGCCTTCGGCAGCGATCTCGCCGCCCTTCATGAAGTAGGCGATCTCGGCACGAGCCGGCACCATCTCGTACGTTCCGAGGATCTCGGAGCCGTTGGGAGCGAACGCGCTGTATCGCTTGCCCGCTTCGAGCTCGTTGTATTTTGACATGTGTTACCTTTCGGAGTTAAGAGTCAGCGAGTGCGGTCCGGCAGGGATGCCGGAGAAGCGCATGACGGGAATTTTAAAGTAGATGAACGCCGGAGCGTCAGCGCGTTGCACTCGCCATAGTTTGTAACCGTCGAGCACAGAGCGCACCATCGGCTCGTCCTGAAAGCGAAAGTTGAGCCTGATGTAGCCCGACCTAGTGCCAACGCTCCTGCGTAACCACGTTACCTTGATGGGTATCTGCAACAACGTGAGGCTGGCAACGAACTCCTGCCACGGCACATGGTAGACGTCCTCGCTCATGCGCCGATACGCCAGCGAATGAAGTCGGCATCGATGCCGCGCTCCTCGCACAGCCGCTCGAAGCGGTCGGGCCAGCGGCGGGCGTACCAGCGAAGGAATATGTTGCGCAGCATGTGTTACCTCTTGAGGTTAGTAGCTCCACGTCGGCTTCTTGAGCGAACAGAACCTTGCCTCCGCACGAATGAGAGCGCGCAGCTCCTTGCTCATGACCTTGCGGGCGTGCGCGTACGCCGGCGCCTGCACGTAGTCCGGCCGGCGCTGGATGCTCGTGCCCGGCCATTGTATATGGTACCCACGCTTGTGCATCTCCGCTTCATAGAGCGCGGCAGCATGCCGGCCCCGCTCGTACGCCACGGCGATGCCAGTGCGGCAGCGCTCGTACTTGGGCGGCGTCGGCAGGGACAGGAGCCTGTCCTGCCAGCCTGCATTGAAGGCGTGGGAAATGCTCATGCCTGCCACCGTGTGCCGTTAAGCTGGATCGCTTCGGCGTGCATAGGTGAGATCTGCTGCCGGCGCACGTAATCCTCCGCTTCCTCGTCGGTCTTGAAGGGCGGCATCAGTTGGGAAAAGTTGCGATCGTAGCGCCATACAGCATCATCGTAGCGCTGTATCTCATAGAGGCCGTCGTCACGCTGCGACAGCACCCAGCCTTCGTAACGGGCTTGATGGTCTTTGTAGTGTTTCAATCGAACCTCCGCAGGTAAGAGCGTATGGCGTGGGTGACCAGCCACAGCGTGCAGCCGATGAGCAGCAGGACGAACGCCAGCCAGAGCGTGCTACTCGTCGCGTCGGCAACTGTTGTCATGTGTTATCTCCTAAGGTCCGCCGTACTTTATGATGAACGGATCCCAGCGCAGCACCTCGATGCGGTGCGCCTTGTTTCTTGTCATTGACATGCCGGCACGAGCAGCACTGGTAAGCGCGCGCCACTCGCGCAGCTTGCCGACGTCTTCCATGAGCGACTTTAGGTGTTTGCTCAGCGGCTTGCGGCTATGCTTGTGCGCCGGCTCCACTCCCTTGCGCCACGGACGATTGTGAATGCACTCGCACAACGTCTGCACGTAGAAGCCTGTGTATGGTTCCGGCGGCATGGCGGGCAAGTCGTAGGCGCGGCAGACTTCCACGTAGATCTCCCACTTGTCGCGGGTTACCTCCGCAGGCACGAGGTAGAGCCACTTCGTACCCCACTCAAGCGTTACGTCGGGATCGGCCAGCTTGGCCGTGGCTTGGAACTCTTGATAGTCGATCATCAATCGTGCCAACCGTTCGAGTTGCTGTTCATCGCCCAGATGCAGGCAATGATGACGAGTATCATGCCGAGACTGCTCATGTGTTACCTTTCAGAGTCAAGCGTGGTATGAATTGTGACACGACCTGCTGCAGAACAGGCCACGGTGCTCGTCGATGCGGCCGCCGTCACTTTCCGTGCGGTACTGGTACAGATGAAACATACCAGCCTTCGTCTTGCGCACGCCGCCACACCAGCCGCACGCCTGCGACACGACCTCTACAGTCTTGCGATGTGTCTCGCTGCGAGCGAACGGATCGCGTGAGATATAAGCCATGTGTTACCCCTTCAGGTGTTCTTCGATCTGACGGATCAATACTCGAGCCTGACCTTTGGTCGAGCCGTCCCAGTTGTCGGCCTTGCCCGACACCCAGTGCCGCAGCATGGCGAGCGCATCAATCAGGAGCTCGCGTTCGTGGTCGGTCATGTGTTACCTCCGTGGGTTGACTTGTAGTGCGGATCGTTGCCGACACCGCTAGATGGGCGCCGTCGGATCAGGCAAGTCGAGCGCCTCCTGCACGCTGTGTATGGTACGGGCCTCGTGCTTCGGCGGGTAGCCCAGCGGCTGTTCGGTCAGCCACTCGGCATAGAGCTCCTGTATCGCCGCAGGCGATGGGTTCATGTTGCGCGGGTTGCTGAACTGCATGGACCTGTAGAGGTAAAGAGCGAACGGTACCGCGGTAGAGCTGGCCGCTTTCAGGCGGCGCGCATCTATCCGCCGCTCATGAGGCGGCTGCTTGTCGTAGCGCGGACCGGGCTGCACACCTAGCTTGATGCCGAGATAGCGCAACGGTGACACGCCTCGTGGTCCCCAAGGATACTGCGGATTAGTCAACGGCTTGCGCCGCACCTTGTCGAAGGGTGTGTTGAGCAGCAGCGCCGGCATTTGTGCCTGCATCATGAGGATGATGTTGTACTCCGGCCGGTTGTGCGGCTTGGCATTGCGAGTGAACACGGCAGGGCGATCAGTGCTGACCACCTTGTATTGCCAGTCATCCACGTTGCGTCCCTGATCCACCAACAGGTGAAGCACTGACGCAGGCGGCTTATAGGTCGCCCGATGGGTGCGGATGGCGTGTGACCAGTTGGTCAGGCGCTTGCGTAGGTTGTCCGTCGAGCCCACGTAGACCTTGCCCGTCGGCTTATGCCGGAGCAAATAGGTGCCGTAGGTTTCGGGGAGGGCTTTGAGAGTGCCGGTGAGATGGTGCCAGATAGGTTCCATGCGGAGATATTACTCACAATAAGGGATGATGTAAAGGAATAAATATAATCGCTTGTTAAAATTTATCGTAATGACAGCGCGACTAATGCACATTGGCTTGAGTTATCATGTCCTTGAAAATAGCGCGACAAAAGCCAGACTAGAGAACGCTGGTTTACGTATATGGTTCCGTTACCGGAATAGTTACCAAAGCTGAACCATCGGCTCTCAAACACAGCTCCTCAAACTTGTGTTATATCCTATATATTTTTAATAAGTTAATAAATATAAGTAAATGCGCTGTTATCTCTGCGGTCTCGGATGCTCTAAATTATTGACAAACTTACACTAGAACAAGTTCTCCTGCTTTTCGTGCCGTTATTGTAAAAACACAGCACTCCCAGTTATCATGTAATAACTGGGTTATTGTCTGTTGTTACCTGTGCAGGTCTCTCCGTGCCGGCTAAACTACGCCGCCGCCGGCTGCGTGAGCCGCGCCACAGCGGCCCGATGCCGGTCAACCAGCGACGACGCCTCGGCCTGCGCCTTTGCTGCCGCTTCCTTGGCCTTGTCGGCCTGCTTGCGCATGCCCGTGCTGCCGCCCAGCTCACGGATGCGGGTCATGAGCGAGCCCGCCGCTTCGGTCAGCGCCTCGATGCTCTCCTCCGAGACTGGATCGTCCTTGGCGTCGATCAGTTTTTCCATCTGCTTGACCACTTTCTCTAAGCGATCCGCCTCTTCCGGCACATCGCCCGCCGGCTTGAGCAGCAGCCCGCCGATCACATCGTCGTCGAGGATCTTGTCGGGTTGCTGCAACTGAAAACGCGCAACCTTGACGAGCCCATCGAACGGCGAGTAGTCGAGTCCATCGTTGGCGAGCTTCAACGCCTTCTGCGCCTCGACCACCTTGTTGCACAATTCCATGCCGTTGACGTGTGTCAACAGCCCGAGCTTGATGGCGGTCCGCAGCTTGCTCACCTGCTGCTTGGCGCTGGCCTGCGGCTTCCAGCCTACGCCTTGCGTCATGGCGACCTGTTTGGAGTAGCGGTCGAAGATGTCTTCCGCTTCGTCCGGACTCTCGACGACACGCTTGCGATGCACCGCGCTGGCATTGCCGCCGCATGACGCCTCGCATGTCACGAGGAACAATCCCGGCCTGCTGTTGTCGCCGAGTCCTTCGGCCTTGCCAAGGCTGGCAATGCGCGCGTGAAAGCTACGCTTCGTAGGCGCGCCGTCTTCGATATTGTCGCTCGGAGAAGTGTCGACCATTGAAACAATCATTCCGTCCATGTGTTACCTCTTAAGGTTCAAGTGTTACGCGCTAGGCAGAAGCTCACTCGCACGCGCCAGAAGCGAATGAACATGATCCCGCCGACCTTGCGAGCGGCGAAGTTAATCGGGTTCAACATGTGTTACTTTCCCTTGACCAGAACATTGACCCGCGAGGCGCGATAGATCCATGTGGCTTGAACGATTTTCGCCGCGCCTTTCGTGGTTTGGTACGCTGGCGCTATCGTATCCAGCGTCTCGCGCATCCCATACATCGCCTTGCGCTTGACCTTGTAGATGCCTCGCGCCGTGCGTGTCGGACACACTTGAAACGTTGACATGTGTTACTCCTCGATCTCGCTGCGATCGCGCACCAGAACGATGCCAGCGCCGAAGCATGCGCCAGCGATGAAGAAACCGGCAAAGAAGAACCAGATCATGTGTTACCTCATGAGGTTTCGTATTCGTGAACCTACACGGTGGCATAGGTTCACGAATACGGGGGCAGCGCGTCCGAATTGACGGCTGGCGCCTTTCGCCCCTGTAGTCGGTGATCCATCGTCTCGCGCGACCTAGCTTTAGGCTACAGTCTAGGCTTGTCAGGCCGTGTGATCCTCGCGCTCAAACCGAGTGGATCTTTGTCCGTGCTGCGCTTGTTAGGTGCTCGGTGGCCCGCGCTCCGTAGGGGAGGCATTGTTTCATCCGATGGCAACTACAGCAATTCGTCCATGACCCCCGGGGGTAACTGGACAGGGGGGCGGCCGCCCGGGATTTTGTTTCATCGGGTTGAAATATAGAAAACCTAAAATCCCAAATATTCCCATTGACATTACACGTCCCAAGTGTT